TTAATCAAGCCCGGTGTCGGGGACGGTCTTACCCGTCAGCATCCCCACTGATACATAGCCATCCATTTGCTTAACTTCAGATTCTTTCAGATGTTCTTCTACAGGTACGCCAAAAGTACCTGCAATATCATCTGGGTAAAATCCCTTTCTGGTATTTGCAGGCTTTGTCTCTTGCGCATTTTTCTGGTCTGTTTCATTTTTTCGCTTCTGGCCTTCATGGAAGATCTCCGGCACAAGCAGGTCAAAAACATACAGAGTTTCCCCTTCAAATGAAATTCTGTATCCAAGCATCTTATACCGGCATTCGGTATCCCAGCCCATTTCCTTATACACCAGTTCTGAAAAAGGCTTGCAGGTCATCTTCCGGCTTTTACGTTTATCTGGCTTGGCGATGCACCAGCGCAGAGCGTCCTTGTCGTTTTCATCACAGCCGCGTACAACAATACGCTTCAAATCACTGTTGAACATGACGTGTACATAAACCACATCTTCCAGCCCGGTGATGCAGGCCGTGTTAAATGTGATGCTGTCCTTGCGGATCACGATCGCGGGGTCACGGAGATGTGCAAACAGCTCCTTCCGCACGACCTGGTATCCATCATAGGAAAATGTACTTTCTAATTCTTCCGCTCTTGCGTCTCTATCATTTTCTGCCTGCTCTTCCGGTGGCATGGCGTTCGTATTTTCATTCATCTGTGTCAGTCCATCCTTCCATTATTTTTTCCGCTTCATGGAGCAGAGCATTCAGGCCATCTGCGGTAAAAGTATTCATTTCTTCTATCTCTGCTGCCGGCCGGAGCACATCCCAGTTTCCTGCATAATGTTCCAGCTGCAAAATGCCAACCTGTGCAATACTTGTGATCGGTTTTCCAAAAGTACCTGCCCATTCTGGCGGGAAGATATAGATCGTCTGCTTGACGGTTTTTCCCTCTTCATCCTGTTCCTTGGATGGCAGGACAATTTCTTCCACCTTAACCATTTCCGGCTCATCCAGTTCAAACAGCATCAGCTTGTCATCGTTCTGTCCCACGAGCTGCCCACGGAAACGGTATTTCAAACCTTCTTCCCATTCCATCATGTCAAAAAGGGCTTTTGCCAGACCGCGGCATCCGAGTGTACTGGCGCACCAGCGTCCCTCTTTCAGTCTGCCCCAGCGGATTGCGTTCGGATTATCCTTTTCGCATGGGCGAATGGCAATGCAGCGGTCAACCGAATTCAGGAGCAGTTCTACATACTCCACATCTTCAAACTTTTTCAGGCAGGCTGTATTAAAACGCAACTTGCCATTGGAGATCGTCATAGCCGGATTCTGTAAAGTAGCAAAATACTGTGCCCGCACAACTTCATATCCGCTGAGGTCTAAACGGTTCATGACTTCTACCGTATCCTGCTGTTTTTCCCGCATGACGCTTTCAGATGCTTCCCGGTATTCTTCTGCCGAAAAGCCGGTCCAGTCCTTATCAAAAGGCACATATCCGCGTAAGATTCCATCATCCACCACACTCAGGACTGGCAGTGGGCGATTTTTCTTTGTATAACTCCGGGATGCCCGCAGATGATTTGCCGCATTATAGACTTCCCTGGACACGATTGCCTCATGATGATCTCTCTGCCGGTACTGCGTCCGGTCGTTATTGTTTTTCTTTGATTTATGCGTCAGGAAATTCGGTGTGAAGGTCTTCCTTGCCAATACATCCCCACAATGGCGTTCATTAGCAATGACACCTGCAAGAGTGCCGGGATTCCACTCCGTATTCCCCAGTTTTGTCTTCCGGCCATATTCTGTCAGGAGTTCTGCAATCTCGGTGAATGAAAATCCATTCAGGTACAGATAGTAAATCACCTTTACCGTCTGTGCTTCGTCCTGATTCACCACAAGGCTGCCATCCTCGTCCTGGTCATATCCGAGCAGGGCCGGCGTAAGGAACAGTCCACGGCTGAACCTGCGGTCAATGGACCAGTTCATAATGATAGACTTGGAATGAGATTCTTCCTCTGCCACGGATGCCAAAATCGTCAGGATCATGCGCCCGTTACTGTCCAGTGTGTAGATGTTGTCCGCTTCAAATTTTACACCCACGGGCGGGTCAAGATTTTTCAGTGTTTCAATGACGGAAAGGCAGTCTACAATGTTTCTGGCGAATCGGGCGATGGACTTTGTGAGGATCAGGTCAATCTTTCCGGCCTTACAGTCCTCGATCAGCTGTTGCATTCCTTTACGATGCTCCAATGATGTACCGCTGATGCCTTCATCATCATAGATTCCAACGAATTCCCATCCCGGCTGTGCCTTGATATAATCCGTGTAATAATTTTTCTGAAGTTCATACGAAGAAGTCTGTTCATCATTATCAGTGGAAACACGGACATATGCGGCAACACGACGGATAGAGGTGCTTTCTCCAAGCCCCTCCACAGTTTTTGCCGGGATAACTTCCAACTCAGAAGTATCCACGCCTTTATATCTGTCTCTGATTCTCTGCTTGCGGTCTGCCGCCTCTGCTCCACTGCTTATCATTTGCTTCCTCTCATTCCTCCGGCTTCATGCTCCAGTACCACTGTCGCATCTTCCGATAACTCCGGATGCCGAGTTCTTTCTTTGTATTTTCTGCTGTCCTGCGGCTGATACCTTCATCGCTCATCCGCATATAGATTTCTCTGGATCTCATGTCACCCCCGGAAAGCAGCTTCTTGATCAGATACGCCGCCTTCTCAGATTTTGACTCAAAAACTGGTGTTTCCGGCTCCGCTGATGGATCTGGCTTAATTTCACACTCCAGCCATTTGAAGCCCTGCTCCGCTGTTATCGAGAATTTGATTTCACCATCTGACGGAGCCAGACTGTTTTTTATCTGCCGCACAATGCGGATATCTGACTTTTCCGCATCCCGTTCTACTTGTAGAACGCTCCGGGCAGCGGCAACAACATCGATGCTGCCAAGGCTCCGGTAAAGACCCTTTGTTCCCTCTTTTTTATTAAGGTGTCCGATCAGCACAATGGCACAGTCATACATAGATGCCCACATGCCAAGACGCTGCATCAGCCTTCTGGCTCTTCCTGCAATCTGGAGGTCGGAATCACTTCCAAGATATGCCTGGATCGGATCGATAACTACCAGCCGCGGCCGGAATTCTATAATAGCCTGCCGGATGCGCTCATCATCCAGTGTCAAGCCACTGTATGTTTCTTCATTTATGAAGGCCACATTTCTGCAATCTGCCCCACATTTTTCAAGCCGAGGCTTAATGGTATCTGAAATGCCATCTTCTGAGCACTGGTAAATAGCCCTTTGCGGCATTCCGATGGTTTTACCATCTGGCAAGGTTCCTCCCTTAGACAGCTCGGCTATCAGGTGCATCATCATTGTGGATTTGCCATCACCGGGGTCACCTTGCAGCAATGTGATCTTTCCAACTGCTATGAATGGATACCACAGCCAACGAACAGAAGTCGCCTGTACATCACTGTATAATGTAAGAATTCCTTTTTCTTCTTTGTTCGTCATCATCGTCCCTTTCTGTGTGCAGTCTTTTCTACATTTATATTATAGAGTATGTGTGGTGTTTTGACTGCCACCCATCAGGTGGCACATCATCGTTTTTGCCACCCAACAGGTGGCAAAACAGCCTTAGACCACATAACAGATAGAGGTGTAGACCTTTGCGGCCTTAGAATTCCTGTAATCAAGTTGCTATGTATTTTTCTCTGCGGGATAATCGTAACAGCCTTATGCGGGTACACATAAGGAGGAACATACATGGCATTAGATTATACTGCACTTGGAAAGCGTATCAGCACTTTCCGTAACGCATCCGGATTAACTCAGGAACAATTTTGCGAAAAATTGAATGTATCTCGCAAACACATCAGTCAGATTGAAGCGGCAATCAGCCGCCCCAGCCTTGAAACTCTGGTCGACATTGCTAATATTCTTAACATCTCAGCAGATGATCTTCTTGTAGACAGTTTGGCGCACTCCGCGTCCACTGCCGATTCCGAGATCCACCGTCTGCTTTTAGACTGTAATGCAATTGAGCAGGAGATTCTCACCCGGATGGTAAAGGAGATGAAAGCAATTTTATACGGCTTAGGAGTTTGATTTTATAACTTGTTGATCATATAACAAAAAAGCCCGCATAAGCCACAACTGCACTTTGGAACACACCGAAGTGCTGTCTGTGGTTTATGCGGGTAAGGACAAAAAAAGAAGCCCACCAGCGGACCATGTAGGAATCTACACAGTGCGCCAGTGGGCTGGTATGTTTTATACTGCTTCTGCTGGAATTTGGTTCATCTTCTCTTTAAATTCTTCCACAGTCATGTTCAAGTCCTCAGCAGCTTCTTCAAGGGTAATCTTGCCCTTTTTATAATACTTTACTGTCGTTCTAAGGTCGCCAATGTCGATGCCCTCAAGAATACTCTCATTTCTTAAATCTTCCATCTGCTTGCACACTTCGCTCACTCTTTCAGTTTTTTAGACATCTGGTTTTCTCTGCCATCAATGGAAAAAGCATATCAATAGTTACACACTGCACCGGTAGGCGATGAGTTTCAATTATGCACTTCTTCTCTCATCTAGTTCTTTTACCTCATCAACTGTGAGTTTCGTAGCTTGCGCTATTTCCTCATAAGTTAGCTTTCCAATCAACAGCAAGCTACGGGCTGTTTCCAGAGAGTTTTCTCTTGCAGCTTCATTTCTCATGTCTTCCATAACCTTGCACATAACCGCCACTCCTTTCTCATCTTCTTTGAAGTACTGTACTCGATTAGCTAATACTTCATAATACATATCTTTTGCACTTGTACAAGAAAAGTCATGCATCAGTTTTCCAAGTGCCGTTTCATTTTTGATTTGAGAGTTCACATATATAATATGCGATTCGTCACCAAATGATTCTCCTGTTTCTTTAATCATACGGTCAATATGATATATCGGAAGTCCTCTTTTAAGAACATCATTCTCTGTGATGAAAATCACATAAGTTTCATTCAGGTATTCATACTGCTCGCCTGGTTCAGTAACATTCGCATCGATTATACCGCTGTTATACCTAGCTCGCTTAACACCAGCACCTTTATCATTTCGCTGAATTTCAATATTGTATACACGGTTTTCCCTATCCACTGCAAGAATATCCAACCGCACAGATTTTCCCTGTAAATTTTTAACGCTATACTGGCTATTGGATTTTTTCACTTTCAGATCGTCTCGATTCAGAATAATCTGCAACAAAAATTCTGCACACTTTATATCTTCAAAGACTTTGCTCATGAAATCATCATCCAAAAGCCTAAAACCTCGCAATCTTTGAAGATCTTCTTCATGCTTTCGCTCGAAATCCAAATCTCTACACTTATTCATCGGATATCACCCTCTTTCAGGTTGTGAAGAATAAATCTCCCCATCAATATCTTACCATCAAAACACGCTTATTTCAAGCGGTCATGCTCTTCTAAAAAAAAAATAAACAACCCTATCCAATACCTTGGAAATGATTACCTGTAAATTTTTCCATTAATATTCACGCCGACGCAAACTCCTATATACATCCTCGATAAAACTCATGAACTCCACGCTGGCACACTTGATCAGACATTTTCCATCCACGGCTTTCAGCTTTTCCATAACCATTTCTGCCAATGCATCCCCACGCCCTCTCATCTTCTGAGCAGCAAACGCCACAGACTCATCGATGAACGCAGCGTACTTTGCACCATCAATATTGCTTTGTACCGGCACGCCTTCGCCACTGTCAAGCATGATCACTTTTGGCTCATACACAGCCCTTACCTTTCTCAGTGCCTCTGCCGGCTCCATGCTCTGGAGATATAATTTCATAGCACCGGCCGCCACAATTTCATCAGCTGTTGCACCATATTTCTCTGCCAGCATCCCAGCTACATCTTTCATTCCAAACACTCCTCGCTATGTGTATTTTCTGTCGTATGTGTATTTCTCGCCACCCACAACATATAACAGGATTCTGCACATAGCAATCCTTACGGGTAAAAAAGGCCAGACAAAAAAGCAGGCAAAATAGCAGCACAATAAAACCTTAAAAACAAAAAAAGCCCTGCCTGATGCAGCCACAAAAACCACACCCGGCAGGGTCCTGTCTCCTTCCATCACACCGCTTCTTCCCTCTCGCGCTTCGCTGCAGTTGTCAGGTATCTGCGGTACTGAATGCTGAATCCGTACACCTTATAAGGAGCGTCCACATAGACCACATTGCCGTCCATGTCACTCCGCTTATAGCCCATGAAGCTGTCGAGCGTTCTGCGGTTGCCCTTTGAGGTCAGTGTCACACCGAAGTTTGTCTTATAGGTTGCCACATCCCCCTGCAGTACCCCGCTCTCAACAAAAGCACAGTAGATGCCTTTTTCAAAGTGGAGCATATCTGGTGCTTCTGCGATCCGCTCAGGAGTCAGCTTGAGCTTTCCGCTGGTGATGGCACGTTTCCGGCCTTCGATGGCATTTCCGTCCACATCCCGAAGCAGGGTTCCCTGTACATCCAGACCGTTGACTCTCAGCGGCATTCCGCCTGCATTGGTATCCGGCAGTTCTTTCAGGCAGGCAAGGAAGTATTCAAAGTTCTTTTTCATGATCGCCAGCACACCCTGTTCCTCCTCGATCGTCTGCCGTTCCTGTTGGAGTGTTTTCAGCCGTTCCTGCAGGTCGTTCACAAGTTCTGTATAAATCTGGGCTTCCGAGCCTTCCTCCGTTTCCGTCCCATAGAAGCTCACTCCGATGCTTCCCGGTGTCAGTCCGCTCCGGATGTCCAGGTCGATGTCGTCAATGGTCACCTCCCCGTTGGAAAGGGCTTCATTCAGTTCCACGTTCTGTTCCAGTGCAGCTTCCCGAAGCGCCGCCACCTGATGGCTGATGGCATCCTGCAGGCGTTCTTCCATCTCCTTGATCTGATTTTCCACCGTTGCCATCCTCTGCACCGAGATGCTGTTGTTATTCGCCAGCCGGACAGCCTGCTCATAGGCATTGTCAAACATCGCCACGATCATGGAGGCATCTCCGTGTTGTTCAAAATCACGCTTCATGCTGTAGAGCAGTTCCATGAAACTCTGCTCCAGCGCACACTCATGGTAGCGTTCTGAGGGGCAGCGCTTGTTTGCAGCTTCCTTTTCCTCATCTGACATGCAGCCTTTCTTGCTCCGGCAATACGCTTTCTGGTCGGGAGAACCGTTCTTCGGCGGCTCACCGTCCCGCTCCCCGACCTTACGCTTGCACCGCCAAACGGGATACGAATAAGTGTATTTTTCCAGATACTCTCCGGTATCCTCACCAGTCGCCTTAAGACTCCGCTCATCGCTGTAACCATTTGCCACACCCGTGTAGGTTGTACGGAAGAATCCTTCCCCGCAGGGTTTTCCGGCATCCGGCCCATTCTCCAGGATCGCACCGCAGCGCAGGTTTCCAAACGGAGAACCCTTAATGCTCTTTACCTTTTTCTTGCCGGGGCCTTTCGTCATGTCTGCCCTCGGCTTCTCGAACAGCATGGTCTGCACTTTGTCCCAAGTCACACGGTCGATGATACCCACATGATGGTTCTTCACATAGTAGCGGGGTGCTTCGCCCTTGTTGATGCTTGAACGGTGGGTAAGGAAGTCTTTGGTGATGGTCTTCTGCATCTCGATGTCGCCCACATACTTCTCATTCCGCAGGACGATCAGGATCGAGCTGGCACTCCATTTCTTTCCGTTGACCGTGAACTTTTCCATCTGGTTCAGCTCCAGTGCGATCTTATTCGCCGTCTGGCCTTTCACGAAGCGGTCAAAAATGTACCGGATGATCTCTGCCTGCTCCGGCACGATGACCCACTGCTTATTTGCCCCAAGCTCATATCCCAGCATCCGTTTCAGATTGATATGCGGGACACCAGACTGGAACTTCTTCTGGATGCTCCATCGGATGTTATCGGAAATGGAACGGCTCTCATCCTGTGCCAGTGCAGAAAGAATCGTAAGGATCAGCTCACCTTTGGCATCCAGTGTGTCGATGTTCTCTTTCTCGAAATAGATACCCACGGGCGGCTTCAGCTGCCGAAGCTCACGGGTACAGGTCAGGGAGTCAATAGTGTTTCGTGCAAATCGGGAAATGGACTTTGTAACGATGTAGTCCAGCTTTCCATCCATCGCATCTTTTATCATGCGGTTGAATTCCTCTCGATGTTCCCGGTTCGTACCAGATTTTGCTTCATCCGCGTAGATGCCGGCAAAGATCCAGCCGGGCTTCCGGGTGATGAGGTCTTTGTAGAATGCTTTCTGTGTCGTGTAGGAAGTCTGCTGACTCTCATCGCCGGTGGAAACACGGCAGTAAGCCGCCACACGGATGTTGGTCTGGCTTTTCAGCTGCCCGCCGTTCTGTACCGAGCGCACACTGGCGGGGATCACATCCACTTTTTGTCTTGTCATAATCTGCTCCTTTCTTCCAGCCTTGCAACTGGTCTTATCTTACATGCCTCTTCCGCTGGCTGCCGTCGCGCATCGTATGCCCGTCATAATAGCTTGCGGTATTGCGGTAATCTTCGATATTGGAATCCATCTCTACCTCGGTCTTGGTGTCATCGAACCAGTGTACCGTAAACTTCAGCGGTGAATGAATCGTGATGGAGAGGAGGAATGCCTTGCAGTGTTCTTCGGTCACTTCATTCAGAAAGGCCACCGTACCATCCCGCCCCGCCGGGAGGTTCTTCATCCACTCGATTGCCTTTTCCCTTCGTTCATAGTCGCCCTCCAGTTCTTCCCAGTAGTCTTCCATATAGTCGAGCTGTTCGGTCAGTTTCTGCTCAGTGTCCGTGTCCTTCTGAATATCACACTCCAGTTTCTCAATGAGCTTTTTCTTCTCCTCAATAGAAGCAGGGTCGATCATCTCGTCACCGAGAAGTTCCAGACGGGTCTGCATCACATCCACCTGACTTTTCAGGAGCCGGATCTTCTTACTGGTGCTTTCCACACTGGTGTGTGCGGCCGCTATCTGCTTTTTATAAAAAGCACGGTCGCGTTCCATAAAATCCAGCTTCTGAATGCTCTCCAGCCGTGCAAGCATCTGGCTTACAAAAGAATCTGCTTCCGGGGTGAAGTTGTCATACTGCTCTTTGAACCGGCCGCTCATGATGTCTGCCACAGCCACGTTGTCATGGATGGGCTTAAGCGTCAGCCGGAACCGCTCCAGAACTGCTTTACGGAAGGCTCGGACAACCTGTTCCTCGTATACTTTTTCTGCATGGCAGATACGTTTTCCTGTCGTCCGGCTGCTCGTCGGGCACCGCCAGATGGGATAGTTCCCATTTCCGTTTGTCACATGGAAAAAACGGCCGCACTCCCCGCAGATTAGTCTTTGGGAAAACGCTCTCGGCTTCTTGCCGGATCTTGTCCTGTTATATAAATCGCTGTTTACTTTTACAACTTCCTGTGCCTTTTCAAACAGGTCCTCGTCAACGATTGCCGGATGATGGTTCCGGACAAAATACTGAGGAACTTCGCCTTTGTTGTCCCGGACTTCATGTGTCAGGTAATCCGATGTGAACTTCTTCTGGATAAGGACTGCACCCATGTACCGCTCGGCACGGACGATCCGCGTGATATTCCCGCCTGTCCATCCATCCAGCAGATCACTGTTTAACTGCCCTTTCTTGGATTTTTTCTTTCTTACTCTCACTGCGTCGGTGACAGGAGCCGGAATCTTGTCCATGTTCAGTCCCCTTGCAATCTCCGTATAGGCTTTCCCTTCCACAACTTCATGGAAAATACGCCGGACGACCCTGGCTTCTTCCTCAACGATCTCAATATCTTTATACTCATATCCGCTCTCGGAGGTAACCATTTTCCCATTGTAGCGGTATCCGTACATGATCTTGTTTGGAACATCCCCCTTCGGAAAGCGCATCTTCTGCCCCAGCCGGATGTTACTGGAAATGCTGCGGCTTTCTTCCTGTGCAATGGCTGCCAGTGTCGTAAGGATGAAGTCGCTGGTCGGGTCTGCCGTATCCAGATTTTCTTTCTCGAACAGAATCGTTACCCCGCAGTCATGCAGGACATCCAGTGCACTCATAAAGTCAGCCGTGTTTCGGGCAAATCGTGATATGGACTTGCACACAATGCGGTCGATCTTCCCGTCCTTACAATGACGCATCAGTCGGCGGAATCCGGTTCTCTTTTCCTTGGAAGTGCCGGAGATGCCGTAATCGGAGTACACACCGACTGCATTCCATACTGGATTATTTTCAATCAGCTGGTTAAAGTATTTTTCCTGCGTTTCATAGGAGTTCTCCTGGTCGCTCATGTCCGTAGAAACGCGGATGTAAGCCGCCACATTAAGGGTTCCGGCTTTCTTTTTGGTAGCCCGGAAGGTCGCCGTCGAAACGAACTTGTTTTCCTGCGGTTCTTCCGGTGTGAAGAGCTTCGTAAACTCACTCTCCATACTGCTCTGCAGCCGTTCTGCAATGTCAGGCTCTGCCATGACCTTTTTGGCATCCAGAGCTTTCTGGATAAGAGCTGTGATACCGGCGTCCACGATGTCTTTTGATTTTTGGGGTGTCTGTTTTTTATCTGATGCGTTTTTTGGTTTTTGTTGAGTAGACCTGCCTTGGTGCGTATCAGCCAGTGGTAAAAAAGAAGCTGTGGCAGCATCCGTACTTTGACGAACATCTGCCACAGCTTCCACAGGTTTCTTTTTTCCAAGAGCGGCTTCCAGTAAAGCCGAGACATCCACAGCAGATGCATTTACTCTCTTCTGCTGTTTCTGCTGTACTGTATTCTTCACAGTCTTTTTCTGCAGATTTGCAAGGAAATCCGTACCAGTACTCATAGTTTTCGCTCCTTTCCTGCCCGTTTTCTTCTCTTTGGGCAGTCACATATTCCCTCTGTTTCGTGATATTATCAAGTAATTTCGGCGCAGAAAGACGGAGAATAATCTGGGAGATTATTGTCTTATCTGCACGATATGTACGCCCCGCCCGGTAAGGACGGGGCGTGTTTTTAGATACGGGCCGCAAAGTCAAGTGCGATCCACCCTGCACCGGATTTCAGCTTGCCCCAGCCCTTCGCAGAACCAGCACCGGCAGATTCTGCCACGATAGTAAACACGCCTTTCCCGGTGTAATAACCGGTCTTACCGTAATTCGTGCCCGGTCCCTTGCGGATGTTGAGGTCTTTAATGGATACACGCACAGTATACGGGACTGAAGACTTCGGTTCCGGGTAGACGGCCTTACCCGCCGGGTCAAAAACATAATAGCCCGGATTCTTATCTGCACACTGTTTTGCATAGGTGAGGTCGTGGAACGCACCTTTCTGGGAAGCGGCATTCTGCCAGCTCTTACGGACACGGTACCAGCCGGAAATAGTGGTGCTTTCAGAATCCTTTACCGCATCATACTGCGTCAGGTTCCAACGCTCGATGATATTGCAAAGGTTCTGAACATAGGTGTGGCTGGTAGCATAACCACCATCCTTGATGATCTGTGCCGCTTTCTTGTAATCGGTACAGCCTGCCAGACCCTCATAGCGTTTCCTGCTGCCACTCATCGCTCCGAGCAGATATGCTGCATGGTCGGCAATGGAGTCTTCCACACAGGCGTACTTGCGGAAGTCAGCAGTGATCGTCACATAGCTGCCATCGGTATTCTGCTCCTGCGTTTTCTTAGGATAGACAGACTTGCCATCCCAACTGCTGCCGCTCCAGCTGTTCCCGGAAAGCGAGGTCTTCATGCCGAAGCAGTTATTGGCATTTTGTGCCAGCTCAGATTTACCGTAGCCGGATTCCAGAATGAACTGTGCCATCGACACGCAGGCAAGGATGCCAGTGGTTTTCTGGTTCGCAGTAAACAGCGGGCCAATCTTTGCCACTGCCTCTGCTTCCGAGAGATTTTTCAGCGAAGAAGCCTGCATGCCAGATGAGGATGAACCGCCCAGTGCTGCAGTTACCCTTGCGGCCAGATCACCCAGGCGGGCATACAGCCAGTTTCCAGGGCAGCTTTTATTCGCAAACCAGCGGTGAACGGTCAGCACCATTTCATCTGCCGCCGGAGCATAGTTGAGTGTCTTATTTTTATCACCCAGCCACAGGAGCTTCTTCTTCCCGTTACGCTTGCAGATATCAATGCAGAGCTTGACCAGAGAGTCATATACGGCACTGTTCATGGCATACGGCTCATTCATGTCGCTGGCGCATTCGATGGTGACCGCCCTCTGGTCATTGGCATTGCTGGACGAACACCAGCTGCGGTTCTTTTCTTTGACACAAAGCGACACACGGCCGTCTGTGCCGATGCCGTAGTTGCAGCTTGCCTGACGGCTTGTGCTGGTGAAACAGCCGCAGATGCTTTCCGCAGAAAGCTGACCGACCACACAATGCGGTGTGATGCGGTCGATGCTGTGTGTCCTCTGCCCGGAATGGTTCGGGGAGAGCTTAGTGTGAACAACGAGTGGACTATTGGTATATCCCATAATGATTTCCTCCTGCTAAAAAAATTGAGGTCCAGATCACTCTGAACCTCGTACTGTGGTTATTCTGTTGTTACGGAATCAGCAGTTTCATGCCGACCCGGATGGCATTGGAAGTCAGACCATTCAGCACACGGATATCTGCACAGCGGCTGCCGCTTCCCAGTTCCTTATCTGCGATTTTCCAGAGATTATCACCGGGAACAACGGTATAGATTCTGCCAGCTGTGAACGCATAGGTGTCCGCACTGTTCAGGACATATGCGACACCGGCCTCTGCTTCGGCACATTTGATCTTCAGCCAGCCATCACAGAACTGCACGACTTCCACAAGGGCATTCTTCTTGTAGACCGCTACGACCTCTGCATCCAGACTCGGCTTTTTGCGGATGTTCATGAGGGTCTTGAGCTTGCCGTAGGCAATGGTCGCCGGAAGCTCCTCCGCAGTCGGGAACTCATTCTCATCCACTTCGTCTTCAGCTTCTTTCTCCGCCGGGATATCTTCCACAGGGGTTGTGGTTTCCGGCTTATCTTCCGGGATATCGTCCACGACTGCTTTCTCCTCGTTCTCATCTGCACCAGTATCCGGGACAGCCTCTTCCGGATAGATCACGTTGCCGTCATTGTCGAACACTCGGCTGCCGGGGTTCTCATCACACTTGGCTTTTGCATTCGCCAGCAGACGGTACGCGCCAAACTGGGATGCCTCATCTTCCCAGACTTCTCGCACACGGTAATAACCGGTCGTCAGTTTTGCGGGATACTCTTTCTTACTCATGGTTCATTCCTCCTAAAATTTGAGGGAGAGGCTGTTACACCTCTCCCCATTGATCAATCGTCCTTATTCTCTCTTTCTTCCTTCAGCTGTGCCAGCATCTCCTTGAGCTTCTCCGGCACGGGAAGACCGATAACGGCTGCGTTTTCGAGGCAGCTCAGGCCTTCATTCGCCAAATAAAAGAACACCACTGCTGTACGGATGGCCGCTCCATTCTGGAGGATCTGTGTGTCGATGATGTTGGCAATACCAACCAGCACAAAGATACACACCTTCTTGGCGATGCCCTTAAAGCCAACTTCAGAAGAAAGCTCATGCTTGATCGCTGCCGCCAGCACCCCGGTGAAGTAGTCACAGACCACGAACACCACCAGTGCATACAAAAAGCCGTCAAACCCGCCAAAGAACCAGCCCAGGAAACCACCCAGACCTGCGAACATCCATTCAATCTTGTCGATCACATTCTGCATAATCTTGTCCTTTCCTGCCCATTTGGGCATAAAAATAGACGGTCAATGCCGCCTTGTGTATACTCCTTCTATAATGAACACCGTTTCACAGGCATTTGGGAGGTATGTCTGTCAGGGACGGTGGAAATTTAATAGAATTTATTGTCCAATCCAATAAACTCAATCTCACGGAACTCATTCGGATTCTTCTTCATGATCCAATCAATATAGGTAGAAATAATCATGGCACAGATAAAGTACCCGACTGCATTGTAATGACCGCCACGTTTCTGCTGATAGAGAAAGCCAGAATTATACAAAGCTGTTCCATAGGTATACAGATCAACCAGATAGACGCTCTTAAATATTCCTGCAATCTCCCGAACTGCCGAATTGTAGCCAGCATTTTCTACAGATTTTAATGGATCAGTCAGAATAAAAATTTTAGCTTTCGGCTGCATTTCCTGAATCTTCTGAATGATCTTTCCGTAATTGCCATAATAGGTGTCTGGATTCTGTGTGTAGTCGCCGAGATTGATATCTTCCACCGTACCAATCTTGTACTTTCGATTGTTTTCATTTTGTCCAAGACCGATAATATAAGCCTCGCACTTATGATTTCCATCAAAGCACTCCGTTGCAAGCGAACTGGAAAGGAACGTATCACAACGCAGTCCACCCTTAGACCAGTTGTAATAGGTATTCCCGGTCATTCTAGCAAGATACTGTCCCCAGGAATATTCAAACAAATCCTTCCCTCCTGTGGTGCCATCGGCTTTTTTGTATACTGCTTCTCCGCTTGCAAGGCTGTCACCAATGCAGCCCACATGACGAAATACGGTCATTAAACCAGCATCATTTCGAATCCGTTCCAGAGGATTATCTGAGAGATTCAAGCCTAACAGATCATTGATTCCTGCTGTCAGTCTTTTTTGGATATCTTTTTCCAATTTGTCTTTTGTGATTGCTTCATCAGCAATTTTCTGCGTAGTAATTGCAGCATCTTGTACCTTTCCGGTAGATACGACCGTATCCATAAACCAAATCTTGGCAAAATCTTTTAAATTTTCTTTATACATGGTCAGGCGGATATACGCAGTACCCTTGGGGCAGATAAAATCCGTGTAGCTTAAAATACCACCCTTTTCCTGATTGTACTTCAATCCTGAAATATACTTTTTGTCCTGATCATAAAAAGCAAGACCTGAAACATCAGTGGAAGCTGTACTCATACTTGCGCGTAAAAGGCATTTACTTCCACCATACGGGAACGGCAGATAGTCCTCTGTTGCAAAATAGGTGTTTGTTCCCGGTGTATAAGTCCGCAAATCACCCTTCGCACGTGCAATATACAAATCCGGTGTCAAAACAATCTCCAGCGGGATTTCCAAAAAGGCAGCATTTTTCACCTGCACAGCGTTGTCACACAGTTTCTCTGATGTTATCGCTTCATCCGCGAGATTATCCGTTTCAACACTTTTTTCTGCCAATTTTTCATGTGTTACCGCACGATCCACCAGATGCCCCACTGAGATTCTATAATCATCCAACCAGATACCCACGCCATTGAGATTGTCCTGCCCCATACAGCTCATGCGTATATAAGCAGTTCCATCTGGGCAGAAAATTCTGCGAAATGCCAGTTTCTTAGTTTCCCGATTGTAATCGCTTCCGCTGATAAATTTCTTATTTGCATCATAAAATGCAATACCTGATTTATCGCTTTCAACTGTGGACATGGCAGAATATACTTGAAGCCAGCAGCCTCCATATGGAAACGGAATATAATCCAACGTGGCAAAATAAACATTTGAGCCCTGAGAGAAATTATCTAGCCCACCATATTTTCTCGAAATATACTTATCTGCAGTCCAAACCAGTTCTGGAGTAATGTCCAAGAACGACAGGCGGCTTCCATTTACTGCACCTTTCAAAATACCCTTGCCACTTCCAATTGCTCGAATATGGGAACCGACAGAACCGTATTTCGTTCCCTCTTCATCTACTCTTGCATCCACAACCTCTGCTGCATAGTCCTTATCCTTGTCAGTCGAAGCAGACACATTAGCATCCAGTCGCTTGTCCAACGTATCCATACGGCTGTTCAGCTCTGCCTTGTTGCTATTAGTAAGGCTTTCAGCAGAATTCACCCGACTGTTCATGTTGGATTCTGCGGTATCCACATACTGGATGAGACGTGCTTCTGTATCTTCCATTTCCTTGACAGCCTCTGCGATCTGCGCACTATAAAGACTGTATTGCATCCAGTAAATTTCATCCGAGATTGCAGTACCGACCGGCACAGGTCTTCTGCTGATATAGCTCTCACCGGACGCCTTATCCAGAACGATACTGAGTTCTTCGTATTCCTTATTGATATCCCATACACCATCGTGTTTCGGAACAATTCTTCTTCCAATAAATTTAGACATAGGATTCTCCCTTCTGCCGGACAATTCCGGCTACAACTACTATCGGTTCATCCAGCAGATTGGGAGGCCCTGTCTTGGGAAAATCAAGGGTTACATAGTACCCCCCCCCCGAATTTTCTGACGATTCATCATATTGTTTCCTTTCCCGGCATAATGCCGTTTTATTTGCTGTCTTCCGTCAGCCATGCACGGATCTGGCAGTAATAGCCGTCTGCCCATGCCTGATAGCCTTTTCCGGACGGGTGGATGCTGTTGGTCAGCGTCCGGCTGGTTTCCGTGAATCGGTTCGTCACCGGCTTATCCGAATACGGAAATGCCAGACGGCGGTCCGTGCGAAGACCGTGGGCAAAACAGGTCACGTTTTTGCGATACTTGCCAGCATCAAATGCCTTGATCAGTGCAAGGTTCAGCGTGTTGATGCTCATATGGAAGATACCCATGCTGGAACCGCACTGATAAGAATAATCCGAGCCGGGACCACAAAGACCGATACCGATCTTGCAGTTCGGGAAGCCCGTTTCCTTATCCAGCAGCGCATCGATGAACTGCTTCGCCTGATCCACGAACTTCTGCACCTCTGCTTCCGTGCGGTACAGTGTAGTGCCCTGTGACACATCATTGGTGCCAAGTGCGATCAGAAAGTAATCGATGCCCTCATAGCCGTTGGTCTCGCAGTATTTCTGGAAATCCAGACGGCCTTTGATCTTGTCCCAGAACGCATTCGTTTTGCCGGCGTAATCCGTATCTGCCAGATACCGGGCAAAGGTCCAGCTGCCGCGTCCTTCGTGCTTGCCGCCAGACGGTCCTCTCGTTCCCAGCTGGTGGATCACGCAGTCATTATCCTCTGCCAGCAGACGGTACACTTCCGTTGCCACAGAACCATTGTCCACGAGAGAGTCTCCACAGATGCAGATATTCTTCGTGAGCTTGTCCTTCAGCTTATGGTGAACCCTGACCTGGACAGGTTTGGACGATACCGTATGGCAGTCATCTTCATCCAGACGGCAGACGGTCAGTGCAAAATCCGTACTGTCCTTCGTCGGCGTGTAGTTCATGCAGTACTCGTTCCGGGTCAGGCTCGGTGCATTCGTGCCTCTGGCGAGCACATACAGATTTTCCTTGCCATCGTGGCGGGAAAGACAGTCAAAGAAGATGGAAAGCTGGCGTCCCTCCATGCAGTCCCAGTGGGACGGGGTCACGATGTCATCCTCTACAGCCGGAGTAATGGCTTTCTGCACATAATCCGTGATACGCTTCGGGATGAAAGATGCCGCGTTATCTGCGAAGAGATCACCCGCTTTGTATTCCTTACCGCCCACAATGAACTTCACATCCGGGTGAATGTGCGGATTATACAGCTTGCTCTGACACCAGGATGCAATATAGAAACCATTCGTGCCCAGCTTGCGGAACAGGCTGGTATCGTACAGGTTGATGGTTCTCGTGCCAGCATCATAAGCAAGGATGCGCATCGGCATACCAAATGTCGAGCTGGGTGTGTTAAATGCCATCTCTACCGGATCGCCTGCCATGATCCACTCATAGTGGAACGTATCCGGAACACCCAGACACTTGGTACTGACCTGGATCGTACCGGCATCCTGGTCAATGGTAATACCGCCGCTTGCCAGATACATATGGCGGGAATCCTTACCGGCAAGATCCGTGCGGAGCTGCTGAAAGCGGTCCTCATACTTCTTTTCGATATAGGAATCACGCCGTTCTTCATCGAAAAGCTCACCAGCCTTATAAGTCGTGCCATCCAGCACAATGCTGAAAGAGGAACCCATGTGCGGATACCAGAAATGGTTTTCATACCATGCAGCGATATAGTAGCCGTTTACTCCCAATGCCCGGAACTGTGCAGTGTTGTAAAGATTGATCTGATCTATGGACGAGTCATAGGCAAGGATCAGCATGTGATGCTTTTCTGCTTCCGTACTATCCAACATCGGTACCGGCTCCTCACTAGCACTGATCCAGTAGTAAGCACCGTTATCGACAACCGCCAGGATACGTTTCGTGACCTGAATGGTGCGGTTGACCGTATCGATCGCAAACTGGCCTGTAGCGAGGAACATCTTTGCTGAACGGTACTTGTGCCAGGTCATCGCAGTATTCGCAATCTTGGCTGGATTGCCATAATCAATCCCGTTGATGACTGTACCGCTGCTCGAAGGAGCTGCGTACACCACATTCCAGTCAAAAAAGACCGCAAACACAAAGCGGCCCTTTGTGAATAGATCGCCCCAGCTATCGCCGCTTGTATTTTCCACCTTAATGACAGGGACTTCTGTCTTTTCTCCCGTCTCGTTTGCGGATGCTTCCGCACCATCATAGTAGATCGCCCACCATTTTCCCACTACTGCAAAGTCAAACGAGGTACTGTTTTCCGCCACCAGTTTCGTCTGCTCGTACTGTATACCATTTGTACGGCGGCAGACATACACACTCTTTCCCTCCGGGAATGTGACTGTCACCTTGCTGCCCGTGAACCTGATATCCACGCTGCCGTTCATCCACTGCCAGCCTGTTGCGTAATTTGACAGCAATCTCATCGGGAGCATATTGTCATAGAGGTACACCGAGAGCTTCGAGAACAGCTTTTCATTGGTGGTGACAGAGATGAAACGGGTATTCGGAAGCAGTGTGATCACATAGTTGTCATAGACCTTGCCGCTCTCTGCCCGGAAACAGCCACCGAGGAACTTACGGTCCATGTCATAGCAGACCACGTTGTTATAGTCATCCCGGCCGCTCATATAGCCGAACTGACCGTCCACCAGAATCGCATCACCGCTGACCGGGACCATGTGCGCCACGCGCCAGCTTTCCGAAGCTACAAGGTTGCCGTTCTGGTTTGCGTAACCATTTTTGATCACCCAGTTCTTCATGATATTCTGCATGGAACGCACCCTGCCGACCGCACGGATATTGTCACCGGCTGTGGGATAAGTCTTTCCCTCATCATCCACACGGGCATCTACAAGCTCCTGTGCATAGTTGGCATTTTTATCTGTAGATGCCTTGACGTTGGCATTGATCTGGGCTTTCAGCGTTTCTGCAGTCTTATCCATCTCGGACTTACTGGCCGCAACCGCACTGTTTGCGGCATCGACCTTCTGGGTGATATCCGCTACATCCTGTGCGGTCATCTTGCGCAAGGCTGCCACATCTGATGCAGTATCTGTACGAAGCTGCTCTACATCTGCCGCAGTATCCTTGCGGAACTGCTCCACTTCTTCTGCCGTATTCTGACGGTACAGAGCCATCTGTTCCGAGAACCGGGAACACATCGCCCAGTATTCCTCCTGTGACAGAAGCGTTCCGGCCGGTACAGGTTTCCGGCTCATATAGCTGTCGCCTGTGGATTCCTCATACACAATGGTAAGAGGCTCATATTCTTTTGCTTTGTCCCAGACACCATCATGGCGAGGGACGATTCGGTTTCCGATATATTCCGACATATTTTCCCCTTTCCCGGCTCTATCAGCCGTTTGTAAACTCTACGATCAGCCGTCCGTCACCGCCCATTGAGAAGATGAGCTTCAGACCGTCTTCAGTGGTGAAAGCAAGATAGCCGTCATCCGTAACCGTACAGTTCAAAAGATTTTCAATGAATTTCTGGATGGTGCTGGATTCCGACTTGTCACTGAAACCGAGTCCATCCTCCGACACAACAGCAAAATAGCCAGCATCCGTGATATACACTTCCAGCAGTCCCTGACGGATGGCTTCCACAACACCGGCGTAGGTATAAGTGGCGATCTTGCCGTTGTTGATGGCTGCCCGCTCCACCTTCAATGTGAGGGAAAACGAACCAAGAACATCCCCCGCTGTGCTGAGCATAACAACATCCAGCGGAAACCGCCCGGCCTGCGCCGTCATGAAGGTCGTGATTGTAAAGACGACCGCCCCATTTTCAACAAACACAAGGTCGGATGCCGTCTCGCTGGTGTAATGAAAGATCGTGCCGTCCGGTCTGGTACCGGAACAGGCAACGATACAGTCCTGCGGTACAGAATACTGTACCGAGTTGTTATACAGGACACATCTGACTTTCCGTGCCCTGTTATCATACTGTTTGACCGGGACTGTCACCGGGATCAGATTCTCCGTCAGTGACAGCTCCACTTCCTGATAAATGCTTGTGATCATTACGCACTCCCTCCTTCCTGATCCGTCTTCTTGTCATCTGTTTCTTCTTTGTTTTCCGTATCCTTATCTTCACCACCCGGCTTTTCGATATCTGGTGTTTCTGGCTCGGTCGGTGTGGTCGGCTCGGTCGGTTCCGTCGGCTCATAGCCAATGGTCTGCCACCGTTCTCCATCCCAGAGCTTTAACCGAAGGTTCTTCTTATCGACCCAGAGCGTATCTGCTGCCGGGGCCTCCGGTGCGGTTTCCGATACCGGGATACTCGGCTGGTACTTTTCATCCAGTTCTTTTTCAACCTCTTCCGACAGCTTCTTCGCCACACTGTATCTCTCGTCCAACTCCTTTTGCAGATCTTCTGAGATTTCCGTAAGGGTGCCATACCGCTGATCCAGTTCCTCATACAGCTCTTTGGACAGCTTTTTGGCAGTTTCGTACCGCTGATCGAGTGTTTTCTGAAGCTCGGCAGAGATAGAGGTCGCTGTTTTGTACCGCTCATCCAGTTCCTTCAGCAGCTCCTCGGAAAGCTCCGTGGCTTTCTTGTAGCGGTCATCCAGTTCCTTGAGGGTTTGTTCCAGCAGGATCGCCGTCCTGACTGCCGTGTCATCCGACTCCCAGCCATAGCCCCACGTTTTACCGCCATCCGTGGATACAAACAGCCCGGCAGAGCTGTTCTTCCATGCGACCGTGGACTGTTTCAAAGTCGCCGCATTGAATGCATAACGGGTCGTGTTTCCCTTGCTGTCCGTCTCATTTTTATAATGTAGTCCAAACAGCGCAGCAAAAAGCGTACCGTCATAAATGATGGATGCCGTGATTCCACCGACCTGCTCTCCCACTGCTGTCTCCGCACGGACTGCCGTATCGTAGGCAATCGTTGCTGTATTCCGGATGCTGTTGAGCGAACCAGTCAGAGAAGAATTCCGGCTGCTGACCGTGGAGTTCGACAGCGTAATGCTGTTATAGCGTTCCAGCAGCGCATCATACTCGGTTTCGGTGACTTTGGAACTGACCTCAATGCCCAGCTTTGAGATATACACATGGACCGTATCACAAAGGGAGACACGCTCTGCTTCCACGATGTCCTCATACCCCGGCGTATTCCAGAGCTGTAAAAAGTCGATCTTGATGTCGATCTCCGGCTCCGTTAAGTCCGTGGTGTCGATATAGTTCTGTGCGTATTCCCGGAGTGCCGCTTCACTCGGCTTTTCCTGAAAATTGCTGGTACAGTCCAGCACGGTAACCTTCTGGTAAGGAATTGACCGTTTGCTTTGCAGCACCACCTTCTCCGGCAGTTCCATAACCGCCTGGGTTTCATTGTCCACCCAGTACGGATGCACACCAGTGATCGTGTTCTCGATGGATTTCTCCATCTTGAAGTCTGTCAGGTTCTTCCCGTAGATGATGTGGACATTGTGATCCGCACCTCTGGTTTTATGAAACTTGACCGTGTAGCGATCCCACTCAAATTCACCGCCGAAGGTATCCAGCACGGAAGCATCCATGCCACCCAGACAGTTACGGAAGGACGATGGAACGCCCAGCGTAAAAGTTGCACTGGAGTCCACATCCGTCCAGACATCGAAAGGGCAGTCAGAAGCAGCGTGGCTTTTCAGCCCCTGCATTGCTCCCGCACACCCAGTCACTGAGAACGGGGAAACTGTGATGAAGTTCAGCTGGTAGGAAATGTGCCGAGCCTGAACTTCCAGCTTTCCATCTATCGGGGTCGTGATCTTGTAGATGCGGAACGGCTGAGACTGCATGGTATCGGATGGCTTGGCAAGGATGATATTCCCCTCCTCCAGCATCTCTGCATGGATGCCATCTGCCGGACAGACCAGCTTCAGTTCATAGCTTCCGTTTCTCTTTTCCGTTACGGTACAAGACTGTGCATCTGCCAGCTTTCCAATACCGTTATGATTGAACTTCATCTCTGTTGATGCATATAAACATGGGATCACTGGCTGCACCTCCCTCTTACAGCGTCCACCAGCGTGGAGTCACCTCCACCGCCGTGATGCCGCCTGTCCATGCGATTTGTGTCTTTCCCTCCGGCAGTTCCGGGAAATCATCCGAAAGGATGGTCTCATTGCAGAAGCCGGAAGCGTTGTAAGCGTTGTGCGTTTCACAGTTGAGCAGCACGTAGTCCTTGATGCTGTGGATGGTGATCTTCTCCTCACCCACATACAGTTCGCCGCCAGAATCCCCGTAGATCTTGAAGATAGGCTGTGCCGGAAAAGCGAAGGGGTTCTTTAAGGTCGACCTGCCATCCAGCCGGATCACCCTCTGCCCATCCACGCTCCAACGCTGGGGCTTACAGTTGAATGTCAGCTCCATCTCAGCGGCTTTCTGGGCTGTCACATCAAATTCCAGGGCGTCCTTGCAGACTGCCATCCGGAAGAAATCCGGGTCGTAGGTGTCCTGCAATTTCTGATACCCGATCGGAGATAACAGCCATGCCTTGACCGCTGCGGTCTTGGCAGGCAGACCGTTGAAGAAAAATGCCTTATACTTGATATCCACGTTCTGATACCTACGCCTGCCTGTCCTTGCATTCTCGGTGATGATGTCCCCGTTCCTGCCGGGTACGGAGGTGCTCTCCACATCCGCAGCCGGGGAATCATACACACCGGGACCAGACAAATATAAAAGGAAGTCCTTGCTGGACTTCCCGGCAAAGGACAGATACTGTCTGGCATATCTGCCTTTGAGCTGAAACTGTGATACTGTCTGCTTTGGGGTGTTATAGCCCATACGCATCTCCTCCTTTACTTGAAGACCGAATCATCCTCGTGGATCATGCCGTTGATCTTATCGGCAACGGTCTGTGCGAGTTCATCATCGTTCCGGGCATTGTAGCCGTTGACCGTGATATATACGCCACCAAGGTTGGTCGTCCGGGTGGTACCGCCTCCGGCCAGAGCCGCCTGCGGGAAGTTCCAGCCAGAGCCATCGAAGTGCGGCAGGGTCAGTTCCGGCAGACTGAAGGAACTGATGCCCTCCATACCCTGCTGCACCTTTGCTGCCATCGACCTGATCTGGCTGATTAGTCCGCCCTCGCCTTTCTTGATGCCGCCGGAAAGCAGCTTCATAAAGTCTGGCATATAGGTGTCCGCATCTGCCAGAGGTCCTTCATCCGGCACAGAGAAGTGCAGGAACGAACGGATACCGCTTGCCACACTCTTGACCGCACTGCCGACCCAGCTCACACCCTTTTTGATGCCTCCTGCAATACCGCCAACGATATCCTTGCCCCAGCTGACTGCCGAGGAAGCCACGTTCTTGATACCGCCCCAGATGGACGATGCCACGTTGCCGATGGCAGAAGCCGCATTGGAGATACCGTTCTTGATGGCATTTACTCCATTCGAGAATACCGAAGTGACCTTGTTCCAGATATTCGTGACTCCTTCCCGGAAGCCATCGCAGTTTTTCCAGAGAGCGGTCAGTCCAAGACCGATGCCGCCAACGGCTGCCACTGCGATACCTGCAGGACCCGCCAGGCCAGCAAGTGCTGTGCCTGCGGATGCGAGGAAACCACCTGCGGAGCTTGCTACGCCTGCAAGAGCCGTACCCGCACCTGCCGCCAGACCAGATACGGCCGTGCCAACCGAGCCGAACAGTCCTGCGATTGCGGAGCCGGCAGAACCAGCAATTCCGCCCAATGTGGAACCCACACCAGACAGAAGCCCAGAAAGACTGCCGCCTAAGCCACCGATCTTCGTCACTACACCGGAAAGCAGCCCGCCCAGATTCGACAGGATTCCCCCACCGCTGGAGCTAAGGCTTCCCAGCTTCGAGATAATGCCAGTGATGCCTTCTCCGAGGCCGCCCATCTTGGAAGTCAACCCGGAGATCAGGTTGCCAAAGTTCGACACGATCTGACCGCCATCTGCACTGCCGATTTTCGACAGGAAACTGCCGATGTTGGACAGCAGGCCGCCGCCGTTCTCTGTGCCGAGAACATTGCCGAGGTTCTGCATCGTACTTCCAAGGTTTCCGATGGTGTTCTTCATGGAACCGAGCTTGTCCACAAGCCCCGTGACCGTATTGACCGTGTCACCGACCTTGCTGATGCCGTTGCCGAGGCTCTTTAAGAAATCCGAGTTGAAGGTATCGCCAAGGCTGCGGATCGCATTCCCAAGGGAACTGGTCTGAGAACTCAGCTCTCCGATGGATGTTTTCATATCCGCAAAGCCCTGCTTCACCTCATCGCTCATATTTCCGACAGCGGCTTTTGTAATCCCCTGCAGGTCCGTCCAGAGCTGCTGGAACTGGGTCTTCACCCCGGAAAGCCCGGACATCAGCTGAGACTGGATACCGCTTCCCACATCCCTTGCAGCACTACCGATACCGCTCTGACTTTTCTTGATCGTAGTAGCAAAACTGCCGACCACGGAATCCATCCAGTCGCCCAGAGAATCTACCGGGGTCGTAAGGTTGTTGCTCATAGACCCGGCAAGTCCCTGCACGGCTTTCACCACCGACTTGACATTTTTTTAATGCCGGTCGCCAGCAGCTTCATGAAGTCGGGCATATAGGTATCTGCATCAGACAGAGGTCCTTCATCTGGTACAGAGAAATGCAGCAGACTTCTGACCCTGCTTGCGACATTTTCCGCCGCTGCGATCACGGAACCGGCCGCTGCCCGGACACCTGCCGCCATCTGGGAACAGATATCTGCGCCCCAGCGGTATGCAGAAGAAGCAATCGAACCGAGCGAGTTAAAACTGCTCCTGATACTTGCAACACCGGAAGAAACCGTGCTGCGCAGGCTGGACATTGCCGAAGACACCGTGGACTTGATGCTGTTGAAGGCAGAGGTCGTGGTGGATTTCAGTGTGTTCCAGCCGCTTGTGGCCGTACTGCGAACTGCGGATACAGAGGAAGTTGTAAGACTCTTGATGCTGTTCCATGCAGTCGTGATGACCGTCTTGATACCATTCCAGCTGGTGTTCGTCAGAGTTTTCACTGCGTTCCATGCGCTTGTCATGGAAGATTTGACAGAAGCAGTTGCCGAAGTAGTCAGAGACTTGATTCCATTCCATGCTGTGGTGATAACACTCTTGATACCGTTCCAGCTGGTCGTTGTCAGCGACTTTACCGCACTCCATGCACTGGTCATGGAAGATTTGACAGCTGCTGTCGCAGAGGTCACATTGGATTTCACCGCCGCAAAGCTGGTCTGGATGGTGGTCTTGATGCTGTTCCATGTGCTCGTGGTACTGGTTGTAATGGAACTCCATGCGGATCTCATCGCGGCACTCACACCTGCCGTTCCGGTCTTCACCGTCTGGCTGATGGCCGCCCAGCTCTTACTGTATGCCTGCTCCACTCCCCTCATGGAGTTGGTGATGGAAGTAGACAGCGTGGTGGACAGATTCTCTGCCGCCGCAGTTACAAGGCTGGTGTTGGTCGTGATGCCGTTTGCCAGTCCCTGCATGAAGTCCGGCATCCAGCTTTCCATATCTGCCAGAGGCCCCTCATCCGGCACAGAGAAGTGCAGGAAAGAGCGGATACGGTCCGCCACTCCCGATACGGCGCTTGCCACATCCTGAATCCTCGACTGGATACCGGACACAATGTTGCCGATCATGTCCGAGCCCCACGAGAATGCCTGTCCAGCCAGACCCTTGATAAAGGAAACTGCACTGTTAAAGCCGTTCGTGATGGTGGACTTAATACCGGAAATGGTAGAGGAAATCCCGGATTTCATCGAGTTAAAAGCTGTGGTCGCCGCGCTCTTGATGCTGTTACTGAGGGACGAAACCGTAGACTTCATGGCATTCCAGCCGGAAGAAACCACCGATTTGATACCATTTACCACACCGGAGATTTTGCTGCTGATGGCGCTCCAGATGGAAGAAACCGTGGACTGGATTGCTGAAAGGACAGTCGAAATGACCGTCTTGATTGCATTCCATGCCGTACTCATCCGGGTCTGAATGCCAGTCAGCAGCGGAGACAGGAACGATACAATAGCGTTCCATACAGTTGTCACCGCGGTCTGGATTGCAGTTAGCACCGTAGATATGGCTGTCTGGATCGCGGACCAAACCGTAGAGAAAGTCGTCTGCAATCCAGTCAGGATCGGAGTCACAAAGGCGACGATGGCGTTCCAGATGGAAGTGATCTTCGTCTGGATCGCAGTCAGTGCTGCACCGATCAGGATCTGAATTGCCTGCCAGATGGTTTCAAACAGATATTTGAACGCATCCAACAGAGGTTTCATGGTGTTGTAGATGCCATTCCACACCGAAGTGATCGTCGTGCTGATGGTGTTCATGACCGTAGAAATCGCAGTCGAGATCGCCGTCCACACAGTTGTCACCGTGGTATGGATCGTATTCAACACAGAAGAAACGGCTGTGGAAATGGCAGTCCAGATGGTGCTGAAGGTCGTCTGGATACTCGTAAGGACAGTCGTAAAGAAGCTCGAAACTGCAGTGAACACAGTCGTTGCCACACTCTGGATAGCAGAAACTGTGTTTGAAAAGAAGCTGCTGATTCCGCTCCACACGGTCTCAAAGAAGCTCTTGATACTGCCCCAGACCGTCTGCCAGTCCGTACCGAACAGCCCAAGAAACACATCCAGTGCGCTCTTTAATGCGGTAAGAGTCGTAGAGAATACAGACTTCACGCCATCCCAGATACTGGAGAAGATACCCTTCACCGCTTCCCATGCGCCACTCCAGTTGCCGGAGAACACATTGGAAAAGACATCGAACAGACCCAGTAAGGTATCCAGAACGACGCCGAGGATGGTCGAAATATTCTGGAATGCTCCCTCAAACAACGGGGCAAGCACCTGACAAAGGCCATCCCAGACTGCTTTCAGTACCTCGGTGACATCCTTAAAATCAAAGCCCAGCCCATTGATCCGCTGTGTCAGCTGATCACAGAACCCTTTCACCTTGGAAACGATGTCGTTCCAGATACCGGTAATGGCAGTACGGAATTCCTCGTTCGTATTCCAGAGGTTCATGAACGCCGCCACCAGTGTGCCGATGACCGCCACCACTGCTACGACCGGCCCGGACAGACCACCCAGAACCACACCCAGCTTGCTGAACACACCGCTGGCACTGCCCACATGGGTGATAAGAAGCCGGACACCCTTTGCAAGAGAACTGAATCCCCGCATCGCTGTGCCGACGGTCGATATGGTCTTGCCAAGCACAATGAGCAGCGGACCGATGGATGCCGCCAGGAGCCCGATCTTGATGATCGTTTCCCTGGTACCCTCATCCATGCTGTTGAGCTTGTCCACGAACTGCTGCACGGCAGATACGATCTTGCGGATGGTGGGCATCAGGATATCGCCAAAAGAAATAGCCAGCTCCTCCAGCTGAGATTTCAGGATGGTGAGCTGACCATTTAAGTTGTCCTGCATGGTTTCTGCCATGCTCTCGGATGCGCCGTCACAATTTTCAATGGCACCACGCAGTTTGTTGATGTCCGTCTCGCTGGAATTCATCAGGGCAAGGAAACCGGACATCGCATTCTTGCCGACCAGTGCCTCTGCATTGGATGCTTTTTCAGATTCGGTCAAGCCGGAGAATGCTACACGGCAGTCTGCGAGGATATCGTTCAGGCTCCTCATACTGCCATCTGCATTGCTGGTGGCAATCGTAACCTCACCGATGTTCTTGCCTGCAAAGGTCACTTCACCGGAAAGGTTGTTCATGATGGTACGAAGGGACGTACCAGCCTGCGAAGCCTTGATACCACTATTTGCCATAAGTCCGATGGCTTCTGCGGTATCCTCTGCCGAGAACCCCAGCGCACCGGCAATAGGCGCACAGTACTTGAACGTCTCGCCCATCATGGAGACGTTGGTGTTCGCATTGGAGGAAGCGGCTGCGAGGATATCGGCAAAATGCCCAGAATCCGCAGCGGATAAGCCGAACGCGGTAAGGGCATCGGTAACAATATCTGAAGTCGTAGCGAGGTCTTCACCCGAAGCGGCCGCGAGGTTCATGACGCCCTCGATGCCGTTCAGCATGTCAGAAGTCTTCCATCCGGCCATGGCCATGTATTCCATCGCCGAAGCTGCCTCGGATGCAGAGAACTTGGTCTTTGCACCCATCTCACGGGCTTTCGCACGGAGCTGGTCAAAGTCATCCCCGGTCGCACCGGAAATGGCAGAGACCTTACTCATCTCGGAATCAAAATCGGCTGCGGTCTTCACTGCGGCAGTGCCAAGACCCGTCACAGCGGCAGTCACCGGAAGGAACTTCTTGCCTACATTCTCCACAGAAGATCCGATGTTCTGGAGCTTTTCTCCAGCTTCATCGATCTTGGCAAGCGTCGCATTGGTAGTAGCCGCCTGATCCTGTAAGGATCGCAGATTCTGTTCGGTCTCCACGATCTCACGCTGAAGAGCATCGTACTGCTGCTGGGTGATCTCACCGTTGGCAAGCTGCTCATTAGCCTGCTGTGCGGCAGTTTTCAAAGTTGCCAGCTTTTCCTTAGTGGCTTCAATGGCATCCTTCAGCATCTTCTGCTTCTGGACGACCAGTTCTGTATTGGAAGGGTCCAGTTTCAGGAGTTTGTTGACATCCTTCAGTCCGGACTGCGTCCCCTTGATTGATTTGTTTACACTTTCCAGTGCTTTGGAGAGCTTTGTGGTATCGCCGCCGATCTCAACGGTGATGCCCTGGATTCTGGATGCCATTTGCGTAACCACCTCCTCGCAGGCATGAAAAAAGCCCATCTGCACGAAGCAGACAGGCTAAAGGAAAAAATGCTATTAGCTGTGTATCAAAGTCATCCTTTCAGCATACAATATATTTATCAGTAAATTTATCGACTAACCGGTTGATATTTTTGCAAACGTGTGCTATAATGCAATCAAAGAAAGGAGTTGACGATTATGGCTTCTGTTATGAGTGCTATTACCAACACTGTTCCAATCACCCAATTCAACCGTGGTCTTGCCGGAAAAATATTTGAAGATGTCAAGCAGTGCGGTGCCAAGGTTGTTATGAAAAACAATGCTGCCGAATGCGTTCTCATCTCCCCGGACGAATATGTCCGTTTAATGGATGAATTAAATGATGCTCGTCTGCTGGCTGTTGCTTCTGAACGTATGGCACACTTTGATCCCACCTCTTTGATTTCTGAGGAAGAAATGAACCGCCGTCTCGGTGTTACAGAAGACGATCTCGCCGGTTTTGACGAGGTAGAAATCGAATGAGCTGGAAAGTTGAATACCTCCCTGAAGCAGAAAAAGACCTCAAAGGTTTAGATGGTAGCCAGCGCAATCTTGTTCTGAAAGCCATCAAAAAAGTTCAGCAAAATCCACTGCCTGTTGATGAACAGGGCTACGGCAAACCGCTCGGCAATCACAACAGCACTAACCTTGCAGGACTTCTGAAAATCAAACTCCGCTCTGCGGGTCTGCGCATTGTCTATCAGCTTCGACGTACTGAGACATCTATGATGATTATTGTCATTGGAGTCCGTGCTGATGAAGAAGTGTACGAACTTGCCCAGAAGAGAGTTCTGAAGCACGAAAAGTCCGATTGACTTTTTCTGCCTAATCGACTATACTTTGATGATGATCAGGTTTCGGTAACCTTGCGAGGTCCGAGACCGGGAAGATGACCTTTTGGCCACCTTCTTTACCCACTCAGCTGTGCACGGCTGGGTGGGATTTTTTATACCTTACCACCAGACGATTGTGCTTATTTCATTCACGATATAAGCACGGTCGTCTGTTTTTTGCTTTAGAATCGGTCGAAATCCTCCTGCGAGGCCAGCTCTTTGTACGGATAGTCGTCGTTCTGCCGTTCCGTGAACATATCATTGACCAACCCGATGGTCAGCAGGTCGAGGTCGGCGATGCTGATACCGAGCTGTACACAGCGCAGCAGAAAGAGCGGGGTGGTCATTTCCCGCTCACTTTTGCGAGGTTTTTTCTGGATTCCACCTCGGTCTGCACATTCAGGCCCCACAGTTCGATCAGCTGGGGCAGGATCTGATAAATGGAGAAGGTGTTGAACTGGTCCAGGAACTCCTCCGGGCTGTCCGGCACATTGGCCGGGTCTGCATGACGGGCCATCAGCCATGCCAGATCCTCGAACATCTCCAGACTGAACAGGTCGAGGTTGGAATTGTCCTCATCGTTCTCCCCCACGCTCTTTTCCAGCTGACGCAGGTCTTTGTAGATATCACGGCCGAACTTGATGCGGTACAGGCGAGGCACAGCGGCACTTGCCTTAAAGGTGACTTCCTTGCCATCGATCTCGATTTTCTTTGTAACTGCCATAATCGTAATCCTCCATAAATTTCATGTAAAATTGGCAGAGCCGAAGCCCTGCCGTATATCGTGTTTCTTACTCTGCCGGGTCAATGCTGACCAGTGCATTACCGCCGCTCACAGTAGGCAGCTTTCCATCCCACTTCTGAACCTTCTGGTAATCGATCAGCGTATCAGACAGGCTTTCTGCCAGTTTGCGGTTTGCCTCTGCCTGTGCGTCTGCGGCAATGGAAGTCTTCTGGGCTTCCGCCTCTGCATTGGTGATCGCCACCTGCTTATCGGCTTCTGCCTTGGCAATGGCGGCTTCGTTTTCGATCTTCTGCTTATCTGCGTTCTGCTGTGCAATGGACTTCTGCTGGATGGCTTCGTTATAGGCATCCTCGAAATTCATGTCGTTGATGACGACCTTGTTCACAAACACAACATCATCGCCGTATTTCTGCACGAGGGACTCTGCCAGCTTCTGCTGTGCCAGAGGCTCGATCTTGGTACGGTTGGTTACCTCATTGGGACCAAGTTCTGCCATCGCAGACTTGATTGCCGATGCCACAAGTTCGTCACCGACCAGATTCTTGATGTCGGACACATTCGCATACAGCCATGCACTCTTCTCAGGAAGCACCTGATAGGTCACGATGACATCAGCAGCATACACCGGAGTCTTGTCAGAGGCTTCGCCCCAGACCTGCGCCTCGATGTGTTTATCCTGCTGCTTGTTGTTGACCTTGTGAATGCTCTGCACAAAGGGAATGCAAAAGTTGAGCTTGCCGCTCTGGATGGTGGTCTCCTGGATCTGGCCAAAGCTCGTCTTCACGCCCGTGTATCCGGTGGGGATGATGTGAAACGAACAGACAGCCAGCACCAGAACGATGATCACTGCGAACAAAGGAAAAATCTTCTTCATAATCGTATACCTCTTTATAATAATGTAAGCAGAGCCAAAGCCCTGCGGTGTGTGTCGGTCACTTAGCCCTGCGGCTCCTCGGTATGACTGGTGTCTTCGGTGTCCACAGCTTCCGCCTGCGGCTCATAGACCGCATCGTACCACTTGTTGTAGACATCATCGGTGGTGTTGGTGCCGGTCTTGGCCTTGACATAACCGTTTGCCAGAGGGGTTGCCTGCAGGTTCAGGGTGTCTGTCTTGACTTCCTTGCTGTCCTCATTGGTCTCACCCTCGATGGACGGACGGCTTGCCACACAGTTGTACAGCACATGACGAATGTGGCGCTGGTCGCCATCGAACTCGAACAGGAAGGCGAAATGTTCCAGTTCCACATTGGCGTTCTCAGCAAGCACGCCGTTGCCATCCAGCTCCTCGTGCATGATGTCCGTGAGGAAGCTCTCCGGGATCAGTGCGATTTCCAGATCACCCTCGTAGCCGGAGTTGTTATTCACGACATAGTAGGCGATATTGTCCGCATAAAACGGCTCGATCTCGCCATTGGCATCCATCGAAAGACTGACTGCACCGGGGATGCGGACCGGCTTCGCATAGGTGACACTGCCATCTTCGTCAAAGGTCGCCTTTGCATAATGGCAGTTTTTCAGGCCAAATTTGACCTTATTGCTTTTCTTCGACATAGTGTTCCTCCCATAAAAATATCCTGCATGAGCATCACACAGTCAGCTCATACAGGACTTCATACATTTTTTCGGTTTCGATCCAGACCTCGCTTTTCTCATAGTAGAGTTCGTGTGCGGTCAGGACTTCTTCAATAGTTGCTTCCATATCCGGGTCTTTGTAATCGGTGTACACCTCGATGTCCAGCCGGTTGAAATGGTGGTACACAAGGTTATCTGCGCCGAAATTCTCGGCTTTCGGATACAGGAAGCAGATAAACGGTGGATCAGGACTCTCCCCTTCTGCGAAATGGTCATACGCATAAGGAAGCCCCATTTCCTCCACCAGAGCTTTTACTTCTTCGTGGGTCATTGGTTTCTCCTCACTTCAGTGCCTTTTCGATAAGGGACTGGAGCTGCTCGATACCGGCCTGTTCTGCCGGAGCAATATGGGGTCTTCCTGCCACACGACCGCCGCCGCGCTTGGCATGACCCTTTTCCAGCAGATGTGCCAGCTGGTAGCGGTTCTTGGAATGCACCACCATCTGAAGGCTCTGGCTGGATTCCGACTGTTTGGTCGCTACCCAGCTTTCCTTGTACCGCCCGGTTCTGGACGGTGCGCCGGACTGAATCTGCTCCTTGACGGTCTTGGCAGATTTACGGACAGCTTTCTTGACCTCGGTGGAGGCAAGGGTCGCATACTCTTTCAAGCCCTCATTGATGGCATCTGCCATTTCATCGATGTTGACAGTTCTGCTCATCCGGCTGCCTCCTTTCCAAACGGCAATGAATCTTCAGCGTTTTCTTCTGGAAATTCATCGGGTCAACGGATTCGATATTGTAGAGCTGCTCCCGGAAACGGATGCGGTAGCCAGTGGAAGTCAGGCCTCTCGTCTCACTGCACCAGCGGACCGTGAACACCACACTCTTCTGCTCGGCTATGACCTCACCCTCTTCTTCCTGCGCCTGATAGGTCGAAGCGTAGGCAAAGCAGGTGAAATATTTCTCCCATGTGTTCCGATGGTTTCCGACCTTATCGGTCACAACCGTGCTTTTCTCGATCGTGATCCGCTCATTCAGCTTCTCGATCATCAGAACACCCCCTCCCTCACAGCAAACAGAATGGAACGAAGCGTCAGCATCAGCTGGTGATGGTCGGCTTCGTCCCGGTGCTCATAGAGATACCCCAGTGCATACAGAATCGCCACACGGCAGGTGCTGCGCAGGGCTTCCAGTTCCCTTGTAGGCTGTACTCCGTTCTCGGCATCCCGATCAGCGGCATTGACTGCCTCCCACTGGTCTTCCGATAAACGGCCCACATCCTTGCACATCTGCTCCGCAGAAGATAAAAGGATGCCGATTAAGGCATCTTCATCGCTGCTGTCTACCCGGAGATAGGTCTTCGCTTCGTATAGCGGGATCAGTGCCATAACCGGCTCCTCCTTTCCTGGCTTTCTTAGCCCTGCGGTGCCATCTGCAGAAGCTGTACGGCTTCCGGCAGGATCAGCTTGCCATCCACACGCTGGGTGGTCAGGAAGCCGACCTGATCAGTACGGGCATACAGCTCGTTCAGACGGCGGAAGGTGCGGTTCTGGCGGTCAGCCACCCAGTAGTAGCTGTAATCGCCAAAGGCCATGACCTTGCTGCCACCCTTGATCTCCGGCATGAAGGCGGAAGTCTTCAGCGGACGGTTCAGCAGGGTATCAGGCTTGCCGATCTCCAGACCAGGCTTCCAGATATAGTTGCCGTTGTTGTCCTTGATGGTCATCAGCTGCAGCACCAGGGCTTCGTTGCAGAGGAACTGTGCCTTCTTGCGGTACGGAGCCTTCAGTGCGTAGTAGAGCTTAAAGATCTCATCGAAGGTAACGGCATCCTTCTGGGCAGCGGTCACACCGACCTTGGCACCGCCAGTCTCAGCCAGCAGACCCAGAGGCTTGCCCACACCGTCACCGGTGATAAAGGCGCGCTCCTCTGCGTTGCCCATACGCACACCGAAACGGCGGGCGATATAGGTGGCAAGGTCGAATGCGGAGTCGTTCAGCAGCTCATTGGAGATCTTGATCATAGTGCCCAGCTTGTACGCAGACAGCATGGTCTGACCGAAGGTGGTATCGCTCTCCGGGATCTCCTCGCCCTCATCGATCCAGCTTGCCTCACCGGTATCCTCCGCGATAGGAATCTTGCGGGTGCCGGAGCTGGTGCGGATGACCGTTGCCATGCCACGGAAGATGTTATTCTCTTCCAGTGCCTCCACCAGCTTCTTCTCAAACTCATCGGGAACGGTAAAGCCGCCCTCAGTGTCCTCACCCACAGACAGGGCATTGCGGACTTCGCCGTAATGGCCACGGTTGCGGATCATGTTCCAGAAGTTCTCGGCATACTCGGCAGTGGCAGTCGGCTTGACATCCTTCTTGGCACCGCTCTTCGGGTCAGCGTGGACAGGGCTGGAAGTCGGTGCGGACAGCTGTGCCTCGATCTGTGCCTGCTGCTCCAGACGCTCAATCTCTGCACCCAGGTCCTTGACCTCCTGTGCCATCTTGTTGTACTGCTCCACGGCCTCAGCCTTTACCAGACCGTTCTCGCCGCGGTTCTTCTCCAGAAAGTCCTTGGTCTGCTCCCAGAGAGTGTTGCGCTTGGTGCGCAGTTCCAGAATCTTACTCATAGTACGTTTCCTCCATAAATTTGTGATGGTTGATTGGATATAAAAACAGCCTGGATGCACATCACTTCATGCACTCAAGCTGTTTCATCAGGATATTGTAAGGGATGCTGCCATCCTCGGTCTTGCCGTCCATGTCAAGAACAGGTCCCAGATTGGCAGGCGGTTCTGCCGGAGGGGTCGGCTCTGCGGACGGTTTCGGGTCAGCTGGCGGCTCGGCATCCGGTTTCTTTGGTTCAGTGTATTTCTGCCCCACATCTTCCGGCTTCACACCCAGACGGTTCAAGACGATTAGATCCATCTGACGGCTAGAGAAAAGGTGCCCTGCCGTATCCTTCTGGAACGGCTTCTTTTCTTCGCCCTCGCCCGGTTCACTGTCAGGGTCTTCTTCCGGATTTTCCGGGTCTACCGGGTCACTGTCCGGCTCCTCCTCTTTCTTTGCAAAGAGGATCTCGTCTGCAAAGCCCAGCTCCACCGCCTTCTTCGCATTCATCCAGGTCTCATTGCTCATAAGGTTGGCGATGCGGGCGTGGCTGAGGCCGCTCTTCGCTGCGTAGGCATTGATGATGCTTTCCTTGACCTCGGTCAGCACCTCGATGGCCTTTTCCATGTCCTTGGTGTTGCCCATCGCAACGGTGCTGGGGTCATGGATCATCAGCATGGCAACAGGACTCATCTGGACAGTGTCACCGGCCATCGCCACAACGGATGCAGCAGATGCCGCAATCGCATCGATCTTGACCGTGATACTGCCCTTGTAGTCCTTAAGCATGGTATAGATCTCAGCAGCGGCGAACACATTGCCGCCCGGAGAGTTGATCCAGACGGTCACATCCCCCTCGCCGGATTCCAGCTCATCCCGGAACATCTGCGGCGTTATTTCATCGCCCCAGAATGATTCCTCATCGATGGGGCCTTCCAGCCGGAGGATTCTGGTATCGTCACTGTTTTTGATCCAGTTCCAGAATTTCTTCATCGGGTTCTCCTTCCATTTTTCCGTGGCTTACTCTCACTCAGCCGATTATCGCTGTCAGGTTCTTCTTCCGGGTCGGGCTGTGTTTCTTTCGGCTGATTCTGCTGGGCTGCGGCAGCTTTATTCTGCTGTGCCACCCCTGCATCTTTCAGCTTCACATAGCCGCCGTTCAGGTAGTAGTCGTCACCGCCCTCCTCTGCCGGGATGAGATCCATGTTCTCCAGACGATGCACATCATTTGGAGAGAGGAAGCCGTTGCTGATGCCGGTCGCATAACCGTTCATCCGGCTCTGGTAATCGCCACGGAGCAGACCATCCACATTGAATTTCGGGAAGTAGGTATCCTGCTCCTCCTCCAGCAACAGATCCTTGATGATGCCCTGCTCGATGCGGACAAGCCACGGGGTCAGGGAGTGCATCACGAAGTTCAGCGACTGGTATTCAATGTTGGAGAAGGTCGCCCTGGACAGATCGGCTACCAGATGCGGAGGCACACGGAAGATACGGCAGATCTCCGTCACGGAAAACTGCTTCGTTTCCAAAAACTGGCTGTCCTCCGGCGGCAGGGAGATCGGTTTGTAGGCCATGCCTTCTTCCAGTACAGCCACACGATGGGCATTGGCTGCACCGCCATAAGCCGCCTCCCAGCTATCCCGGATACGGTTCGGGTCTTTCACAACGCCGGGATGTTCCAGCACGCCACTGGGCTGTGCGCCGTTCTTGAAGAAAGAGGAGCCGTATTTATCCACGGCAATGGAAGTGCCGAGGCTGTTCTTCATCATGGCGATCGGTGAGAAACCGATCAGACCATTGAAGCCCAGTCCCGGCACATGGAAGATCTCGTCCCGGCGGAAGTAGAGGTCTTTATTCTGCTCTCCCGGAACTTCATCCGTGTATGCGTGGTAGATATAGTAGAGCTCGCCGCTCTCATCCCGGTCCACTTCGACATTTTCCGGTAAAAGCGGATACAGACCCAGTACCGTATTCTTGCCATCCCGGACGATCTGTGCGTAGGCGTTGCCCCAGAGGAGCAGATGGGTCATCAGCGTTTCCCAGAAGACAAAGGATATCATCTCCGGGTTGGGCTGGCGATACAGAATCTTGTACAGCGGATGATCCCGCGCCTTTTCCTTGTTTCCATTATCGTCTGTCACCCGGTAGAGATGCAGCGGCAGTGCCGCAATGGACTCCGCCAGCAGACGAACACAGGCATACACAGTCGGGATCTGCATGGCGGCTTTCTCATCCACCTGCTCCCCGGCATTGGAACGTCCAAACACAAAGGTCTGCCCGGAATCGCGGACGTTATCCGTGACCTTCGGCAGACCTTCTTTTGGCTGTTCTGTTTTGGGAGAATCCCTTGGATTCTCAAACCCCATCCATTCCCAGAATCCCATTAAGCCTTATCTCCTTTCTCCAGTTCCGGCAGGCCGGCAAGGCTGGTACCAAGGGACGCAACACCTGCCACAATAGCCGCGCTGCCAACTGCAACCCAGTCCACAGTGCCGCCGGGCATCTGTGTCACGACCAGAGCCGCACCAGTCTGGAACATCGTCTTTGCAGCACGGATGCCGGCTGCCTTCCACCATTCTGCACTCATCAGATACTTCATTGTGTTTTCCTCCAAATCTTCATATCAAAAAACGATCATGTCACGTTCGTCGTAGACGCTTCCCTGCTGCTGACCTTCATTTCGGATGCAGCGGTCCAGTGCCATGATCGCAGCGACGATACCATCGATCTTCTCCGGCGACTTCGCCTTGGTCGGCTTGATGTTGCCAGCCGGGTCGGTATCCACGACCACATTCCCCGCCATCCATGCCATAACCGGATTGCCGCCGTGGATGATCCTGCCTTCCATCAGGAGCTTGTAGAACTCCTTGGTAGGCGGGCTCATATCTTTAAAGCCCTGACCGAAAGGAACGACTGTGAATCCCATCCCCTCAAGATTCTGGGTCATCTGCACGGCTCCCCATCGGTCAAAGGCAATCTCTAAAATATGGTAGGTCTTGCCTAGTTCCTCGATGACCTTTTCAATAAATCCGTAGTGGATGACATTGCCTTCTGTCGCCATCAGGTAGCCCTGCTGATACCAGACATCATACGGAACGGATGCCCTGCGCACCCGCTGGGGGATCGTATCCTCCGGTATCCAGAAAAACGGAAGCATGATGTACTTCTCCTCTGGAACTCTGGGCGGGAACATCAGCACAAAAGCCGTGATATCTCCGGTGCTGGACAAGTCCAGTCCTCCATAACAGTCACGGCCTTTGAGGGCTTCCATATCGATTGGCTGATTGCCGAGGTTGTAGATGTGTTCCGGTATAAACCGGGTCAACGAGGACACCCACATATTCAGACGGAGCTGCTTGAACACGTTCTCCTCTGCCGGGTTATCCAGTGCTTCCTGGTATGCATCCCGGACACGCTGGATCTGGATGGTCTGGCCGAGAGAGGGATTGGCTTTATACCAGTTGGCTTCATCGTGCCAATCATCCTCATCGGTCAAACCGTAGACCACGGGGTAGAAGGTGTGGTCGATCTTGCGTCCGGCCAACAGGTCAAGTGCTTTCATGTGGAGCTCGTAGCAGATGCTCTCCTTGTCCGTGCCGGCCGTGGTGATCAGGAAGAACAACGGCTGCTCACGGGCATCACCGGAACCTTTGGTAAGGACATCGTAGAGTTTTCGGTTTGGCTGGGCATGAACCTCATCCAGCACCAGACCTGACACGTTCAGACCGTGCTTCGTACCAACTTCGGCAGACAGAACCTGATAAAATCCTGCGTTCCCGTAGTTCACGATGCGCTTGGTGGCTGCCATGATCTTGCACCGTTTCAAAAGTGCCGGGGTCATCTGCACCATCTGGTGGGCAACATCAAAAACAATGGATGCCTGCTGGCGGTCAGCCGCCGCACCATAGACTTCGGCAGATGGCTCATTATCGGCAAAAAGCAGATACAAGGCCACCGCAGCGGCAAGCTCGGATTTTCCATTTTTCTTGCCGATTTCGACATAAGCCGTGCGAAACTGACGGTTCCCTTTTTCGTCCACGATGCCGAACACATCCCGGATGATCTGCTCCTGCCAAGGAAGCAGCCAGAACCGCTTGCCCGCCCACTTGCCTTTGGTATGACGCAGGTTTTCGATAAAAGTCACTGCCCGGTCTGCTTTTGCGGCATCGTAATGGCAGGTCGGAAGCATGAACCGGCTGGGTTTGTAGTCCTTCAGTTTCGGATAGTTTTGGGGTCTGCACTCTGCCATCAGCTTCCACCTCCTCCCAGCAGATTCTCCATCTCATCAGCTGCATCCGCAGGACCGCCGTCCGAAGCAATGATCCGGCTTCGGGAGGACGGGGTCAGACCGAACTGCTCTGCAAACTTGTTCATGATCTTCAGATAGGTCTGGGCGATGGACACCTGCGGCACCTGCTGCCAGTACCCGGACGGGGTCTTGACGATAGTGCCGTGCTGGGTGATGAACTCCTCTGCCTCCTTCCATCGGGCATACGCCTGACAGTAACCGGCAAAGGCCGCCATGTCCACTTCGGTCAGGATGCCGATGGCTTCCATCTGTTTGGCAAGTCTACGCCACTCTTTCTTTGCTTCCGGCTCCAGCCACTTCGGACAGGCCGGTGCTTTCTTATTGGGCTTCGGTTCGCTGGTGTTCAGCGGATGCTTGCCCGGATTACCTTCCAGTTCCTTCATGGCGGTCGGCTTTGGTTTTCTGCCTCTGGTAGCCATTGGCATCTCCTCCTTTCTGCAAAAATGGGTAAAGAAAAAGGACCTCCAAAGAAGTCCTCGAAATATCATTTTCCTAAACAAGAAATTTTTCTGTATAACTAACAAATAGTTTCCCATTTCGGCAACTTTATATAAAACACATCGGATACGAGGCACAGCCCCTTTTCGGGGCGTGTACATTTTGGGTGCTGTTAGGCGTTGGGGTTGGCTTCCTTCCAAGCCTCGTATTCATCGACCAGCTCCGCTTCCTCGATGACCTGCCAGACGCTGCAGAAGCGGCTTCTCTGCTGCTCGATCTCCGCTTCCGTCCGGTCTTCCGGCTTGCGGCTCATGTCGTGGTAGGCGTCCATCTCCGCTTTCGTCCGGAAGAAAAGGATCTGCTTCAGCTTCAGCGTTTCCTCATTGTTACGCAGGCTGTACCGCCTGTCTTCTGCCGCCCTGCAAAGGCTTCCGAGGTCGCTGCAGCTGAGGGTCATGTCCTGCTTGAAGGCGATCTCGATGCCAATTAGCTTCTTCTCGGTGTCGGCTCCCTGAATGTTCTTAAGGTAGGTTTTTGCTTTGTTCGTCATGGTCTGTATCCTCCGTGTGTTTTGTTTTCCGTAGGGCTTTCCCCTTCGTTGTGACTGTATATTACCGTCACTGCCCGGACATAGCAAGCGGCTATGCTGCACAATCATACACACCTCTTTTTGTCGGATTTATGTGTATTTTCACACTGGAAGAATCCACCACTACGAGCAAAAGCCCCCGAAGGAGCTCTGCCCTTTTTCAGTGTGCGTTCCTGATGCACCACTCGATTGCGTGACCGGCATCCGTGTAGGTCTCATCGGAAATCTTCAGAAGTTCCAGCCGGCATTCAATCGGTGACCAGCCTTCCTCCGGGTCTTCCACAAAGCCGTATACCGCTCCCTCCAGCATGCCATTCCAGTTCATCTGGGCAACCAGAACCCGGTCACTAAACTGCATGATGCTATCGTAGCAAGGTCTGAGCCGGTCGTAGAAGCTCTCGATGCTGATGTTGTTTTCCGGGAAGTCGATCAAATGCTTTTTCATGGTGAATTCCTCCGTGTTTTCGTTTTTTCCTTGGGGCTTTCCCCTTTCGGTATGTGCATATTACCGTCAGGTGCAGCAGATAGCAAGCGGCTAAAGTACACGATCTTCTGCCCGGAATACCAAGCAGAATGTACATCACTCTGCATCCTGTTCCATGAGTTCCACAATGGTATCGTAGAAGAACTGCGGGTCATATGCCAGCGGTTCCCGTCCGGCTTCCTTATCCATCCTGATCTGGTCTTCCACCATATCTTCGGCATCCTCCAGCGTGAAGGCATCCTTATCGCTGTCGTCCATGTGGTTGTAGATTTCCACGATGGTATCCATCATCCGTTCTTCCATGTGCTTCTCCTTTCTGGCGCATCCACGCCGCCACATCTGCCCCTGTGTTGGACGTTGTCGGTTCATTCGGATCGTTTTGCCACCCATGGCACAAGCCTCTGTGTGGGGCTGTGTCGGGGGCTGTCGGTTTATCTGGTCATCCGTCCCAGCAGGTAGGCTTCTTCCATTGCTTTCTGGATGCCCCAGACCGGAACCTCAATGAAGTCCTCGCTGTCATTATCGCGGGCTTCGAGGTCGCCCCGGCTGTCTACCGCTGCCATCAGGCGCTTGGCGATCTCCAGCAGGGCTTTTTCCTCTTCCTTGGTGATGTTCTTCTTCATGGTGGTTTCCTCCGTTTTTCTTGGTTTTCCGTTTCGGTATGTGCATATTACCGTCTATGTCACACACTATCAAGCGGCTATACTACACAAATATGTTCCCCCGGAACTGTGCGTATTACGGCAGAAGAAAAGGGCCGCCGTTTCCGGCAAGCCCCATGTGTTTCTCTGGCTTAGTAGTCTTCATCGTCCTCGTAATCTTCCTCTTCGTCCCAGTCATCTTCCTCTTCATCCCAGCTGTCATCCTGGTCTTCTTCCTCATCTTTGAAGTCCCACATATCTTCAGTCGGCTGGTTTCTAAGGTCTGGGTTCTGCTCGACATAGTCGGCAACCGCTCCGCAAAGGATGTCCAGAACCTTTTCGTAGGCTTCCTCGCTGTAGACTGCCCAGGCATCTGCAGTCAGCTTTGCGATTTTGTCGTTGCCCTTGACTCCAAGGAACCGCCCTGCAGGGTTGCAGGTTTCCTTGCCGTAGCCGATGCCCAGCTGGTCGCCATCGTTGTAAAAGCGGTATCCGATGCGGCTCATTGCCCTTACCAGCTCCCCTGCGAGGCTGTCTGCCTTGCCCGTCTCCGGTACCAGTTCCTTGAAAAGTTTATTGATGCGTTCTTCGTTCTTCGTCATTGTCGTATCCTCCGTTTTTGTTGTTTTCCCCTTTCGGTGACTGTATATTACCGTCCCCTCGGAGCACTATCAAGCGGCTAAACTACACGATCATTCAATCCTGTAATTGCCATATTTATGTGCTTCTCATGCCAGCTTTCGGAAGACAGACACGAGCAAAAGGCTGGTCATTTCCAACCCCTTGCGCCTGTCGGTCTTGCCTTTAGCGGATGATTTCAAGGTAGCTTACGTTGCCCCAGCAGTCCGTTCCCTTGAAGCGGATGCGCTTGTCGTTCTCCCTGTCGAGGGTGAATTTCCGCAGGAGCTTCATCTTCTGGATGCGGTTCAGAAGGTCCTTGCCGTTCTTCGCATCCTCAACGGCATCCCTGATCTCGACCACCGCGCTGTCGCTTCCGTACCAGAGGTTGCTGAGTGCCTCTGGAATTCCGTTTGCAAGGTAAAGGCTGATTTTTGTGTAGGTCATGTTTTTTTCTCCTCAGAATGTCATCGTTTCCAGAATCTCATCCATGCCTGTCTCCCAGTCATGGCAGCTAAGTTCGATTTTGCTGTACATCTCTGCGCTGTCCGGCTCATCGAAAAGCCGGAAGCATTCTCTTGCCAGCTCCTCGCTGGTGTGCTGCTGGATTTCATCCGGCTGTCCATCCAGCCGTGTAAAGATAATCTCGTAAGTGTAGCGTTCCATGTTCTTTGCCCCTTTCGTTTTGGTAGCTGTATATTACCGTCACTGCCGGACACTATCAAGCGGCTAAAGTACACGATCATCTGCGCCCTGAACTGGTGGATTTATGTGTTTATCCGGGGAAGTTTCCCTCCCCGTTTTTCTTAGTTGAACATCTCTGCCGTGTCATCGTCGATCCAGAGGTGCATGCCGTCTGCTTCCATGATTGCGTGGTCTTCATGAACCTCGGTGATGATTCCTTCCCGGCTTCCGCTACCATCGAATTCGTTCCAGTGCCATGTTGTCTTTCTTCCTTTTTTCCATGTTCTCCAATCAGCCATTCTGCTGTCCTCCTTTGCTTTTTGTAGCTGTATATTACCGTCACTGCCCTGTGATAGCAAGGCCATAAAACCTCATATTATCAACGATCTTCGTCCCTCATGTTTGGTACATATATGACCCCTGATTGACTTGCTATATATGTGTTTCTGCGGCATTATACACACAACGAAAGCAAAGAAAACCAAACCAAAAACGGAGGACAAAAACCATGAAAAAGACCATTACAGAAGTTGAAAACGCAATCGAAAACCGCATCGCAGAGCTTGAAGAAGAATACGAGCTGGACATTTACGACCGCAACGACATTCGGGAAGAAGAATACCAGAAAGCCGGATGGCGGCACGACCCTTTCCCAGAGGAGCTTGAGGAAGATGACGAAGAAGAGGAAGAGGATTGGCACTACCACAGCATGGAGGAACGACTGAACGAGGTCGGCATGAGCATGAGGGATTTCTTCTAAGGAATCCCAAGAGGCTCCCCAGCAGAGGCTGGGGCTCTGCCTCGTATCCCCCGTTTTGGTTTGGTATAATACACAAAACCGCTGCCAGATGTTTGTGTACATTATGGCGGCGGTTCTCCTTGCTATTGTTGCTTTCCAGAGGTAATATACAGTAAACTGGAAGGGGGTTCTCATTCTTTTAAAGCCCCCATTTTCCGTCTAATCGGCCTCGCCCTGCATTGCCTGATGCATCACCCTGCGGTTATGCGCTCTGGCTTTCTTTTTCAGGTCCCTTTTCCATCTGCGGATGGTCACCGCCTTGCAGTGGTTTCTTGACCATTCGTATTCATCCAGAATGTATCTGCCGCCGTGTTCCCTCTCGCCATAAGCAGGCATCTTTCTGTGTCCCATAGGCTCCTCCTGTTAAACCAAGCCCTCCCGGTCTTTTCTGGCCGAGAGGGTATTTTTCTGATTGCGGTATCTTATTCCGGCTTCGTTCCGTCATCCATCTGGATGACTGCCATCTGCCCGAACATGCTGACGAATGCCTCCGGCACCCAGAAGCGTTCCTTGAATTTCCGGATCAGGTCCTGGGACAGTTCTGCGAAATCCTCCTCTCCCAGTCCGCAGATGAAGAAGTTTCCCTTGATGGGCTGCTCCAGCTCCGGGATGTATCTGCTGAATGACTTCTCGGTGAACAGACCGTTGTCATCGGTGACCAGGGCGGCGCGTTCTTCCCACGGGTAGGTGGCTGTGATGCAGTCGCAGTCGAGGATGCGGTAGAACTCTTTCAGGGAGTTTTCAATGTCAACCACCTGCGGATGCTCCATCGGTTTGATCAGAAGAACTTTCATTCGACCCAGCCCCCTTTCACGATTGCCCAGTCTGCAAGATGCATCTTCTGCTGTCCGCCCCATGCAATGTCCTCTAATGCTTCCTCCGTTCCGCAGCGGTTGCAGATCTGGATGTCCGCCCTTCGGCTGAGTGCCTGCTGCTGATGGTCGTAGCAGTCGGGCTTTGCTCCGCACCTGGGGCAACGCGGGCCGGTCTGTCGCGTTTTACCAAGGCGGTCGAGCGACACCTTGACCTCGGCATCCGTTTCCACACGGTGGCAACTGTCCGCACCGTAGGCAACGTTTAGATGGCTTCCGGTATCCCAGCTCACCAAGATGTTTCCGGCATCATCGACCCCGTTGCAGGTTCCCTGCGTTCCGATGGGCGGTGCCTGCCTGTCATCCATCTCATCGAGGACGATCCGGCATCCGACCGGGAACTCTTTTCTCAACTTCTTGACCATTTTCTGATCTGCGAAATTCATGCCTGCACCTCCTCGATCATCCGCTGGGCGGCATCCTTATCCATGCATTCCTTCAGCGCACCTTCGAGGATGTGCATCGGGAAGTGGAATGCCTTGTAGCCGTCATGCAGAACTTTGTAGTAATACCGGCTCGGTGCGCGGTGCCCGAAGTCGTTCTCCATGATGTAGACCATTGCGGTCACCATCTCCGGCTCTGCCTCTTCCCGGAGCAGTTCAATGTTCAGGTCTTCCTTGCGGTAGTAGTTCGGGTAGCCCTCATAGAGGTCGAGGTTTCCTTCGTCCCTTTCCGAGATCTCCCACACCAGAACCGGCGTGTTCTTCTTCGGGTTCGGTGCGATGGTGGCGCAGCCGCGGAACAAAAGCTCCCAGCCTGCCAGCACCGCCTGTCCTGCAATTTTTGCATCCGGACACCGGTATGCCATCTGCTCCACCGACAGGTTGCTGCCGTAGGCGATGTAATATTTCTTGTTTTTCATTAGAATCTCTCCCTTCGGTTTTCTCCGCTCTTGTCTGGCGGTATGGTATATATCACTCTTCTGCCCTGATTTATCAAGACCGATGAGCATCATATACTGCACAATGTTTTTTGCTTTTGATCGTGTACTCTTACATCATCTGCTGCTTCTTCAGATACCGGATGGCTTCTGCCCTTCCGATACTGGCTGCCAGTCCACACTTCAGTGTGTCCAGCGGAAATTCCCAGTCGCTGTATCCGCCGCGCAGCAGTTCAAAATACTCGGCATCCGGGCAGCCAAGCCGTCGGTCCTCGTGCATCACATAAGCGATGCAGGGCTTTGCCTTCTTCATACGGTTCCCGTTCAGGTTCCAGACCGGAAGCTGGAACTGCTTCTTGTAGTAGTATCTTGGGCAGCCCTCGTACCGGTCCAGCAGGAGCTCATCATATTCCGAGAGCTTCCAGACCACTGCCGGTACGCTTTCATTGGCATCCTGCTCGATGGTGGCATAGCAGCCGGTCTTGCTCTTTTTGAACAGGAGCCGGTAGCCCTTGATCTCGGTCGTGCCGACCACCACAGCGTAGGGGCATCTCTTTCCCATCCGCTCCATGTCGAGGTTGCTTCCGTAGGCAAGATAATATCTGGATGGAACTCGGCTAATCAGTTCAAACATCCGCCTCACCGTCCTCCCTGCCAGTGAATTCCACGCCCTGGAAATCCTCTGTCCCAAGCTCGATCTGGCTGTCCTGCCACCAGTCCTCTGCTACTCGCTGGGCTTCCTCCACAGTAGGCTCTTTCATCTCGGACTCATAAATGATCACCGTTCTCTGGTAGGTCTCGGTGATGGTCACCTTAAAGGCCCTGCCACCCGGTGTGTTTTCATTTTTTAACGTGCTTTTCATAAACCTGCACCTCCTTCTACCACCTCAAGGGCGGTTGCCCGCCCAAAAGGTGCCCGTGCATCCCGGCTTATTTGTTCCGCCAGGATGCGTTGCCCTCCATGTTCCGCAGAAGGATCTCCCTTGCCGTTGCAAATTCATCCCCGATGAATCCCAGCCTCAGCATCCAGCACCGCATCGCGTACTTTTCGTTGTCGGTCTGCTGGGGCTTCGGGCTTGCCGTTCTGACCATCTTGGCAAGCTGGCTCATTGCGAGGCAAAGCTGGATGTAGGCTTTCATCTCACCGGCATGCAGTCCATTGCGCTTTCCGTCCGCTGGGTCTGCGAATTGGAAAAGGCGGAATTCAATGGTTCCCTTTGTGAAGGTGGCATGGAGGTTCAGCATATGGTACCGGCTTGAATTGTAGTGGGCATTTCGGTTTTCCCAGCTGGAACCGTTGCCTTCGTACCAAATGTCTTCCAGCTTGCGCATGGTGGTCGGCTTCTCGCGGTTCAGCCGGTCGAGGAAGCGATGGTTGACCACCTGGCAATATTGTCCGGTGCGCCCTGCATCGATTCGGATGGCTCTGCCGATCTGCTGTTCGTGCGCCGCCATGATATTCACAAGGTTGCGGATGGTCTTTGCGGTGTGGTCGCCTTTGCCGATGTGGATGTGAACCCCGCATCCGCGGCTTGGGCCGCTCTTTGCGCCTGCCTTTCGGAGCAGTCGGATAATCTCCTGCAGGGTTTCGATGTCGTCGTAGGTGAGGATCGGGGTGACCAGTTCGCATTTTTCTGCGTCCGGTCCGTAGATGCTCACATCCCTCTGGAATTTCCAAACCCTGCCCTGTCCATCCTTGCAAGCCCAGCTGTAATATCCGTACTCGCCGGCGGCGTTCCATGCTCTGGTTCCGAAGTACTCGGCGACCTTTCTTGCCGCTTTTTCTCTGGTGATGTTGTTCATCTCGATCTCAACCCCGATGGTCTGGTTCTTCATGGCTTCAATCTGCTCTCTTGTTTTATCGTTCATGGTATGTTCTCCTTTGTTTTTTCCTTGTTTTCCCTTTCGGTATGTGCATATTACCGTCAGGTGCGGATAATAGCAAGGATATAAAAGAACATATATTCGACAAATATAAGGCAGAATGATCGTGTACATTTCTGCAGTTTATCCGCTTGATAATGTACATTTTCAGAGCTAATATCGGTACAATGGAAGAGGGTCTCGCATATTTTCCGGCCCCCATTGGGGGATTGGGAGCTTACGCTCCCGCCTCCAGCATCTGCGCCGTGTCTGCCCCACAGTCGGGCTGTGTCGGCCGGGTCGTATCCGGTGCGACCGTTTCCCCTGTGGCAGGATTGCCGTTCTGTGCCGCCAGTTTCGCGGCTTTCAGGGCATCCCGTTTTGCCTTTTCCCTTGCAAGGAACTTCTGTGCTTCCTCATCCGTGCGGAAAGCCGCATGGCCGGAAAGGTTCTCCATGAGGATCTTGCGTGTCTCTTTGAAATCCGGACCGTTCATCCCCAGCCGCAGGAGCCATGTGCGGAGTGCGTATTTCTCATTCTCATCGTTGACATCCTTTGCCTGGATGCGCTTCTGGCTGATAGCCTGCTGGTTCATCAGCACCGCCAGCTGTGCAAAAGCCGTCAGATGTTCGTGGTCCGGTGCAGTCGGGAAGCCGGTAAAGGTGACCTTCTCGGTGGTGATTTTCAGGCCTTCCAGTGCAGCACCATGTTCAGTCTCATAGTCGCTGACCGCATTGATGAAGTTCATGATGGCAAAGGTGCAGCTATCGTCCTTCAGCTTCTCGACCAGCCCCTCTTCCACATGGAAGTGTCCTCCAGTCGCCTTGCCGATGAGCTTGCCGCGGCTGTAAAGAAGGTTGACCAGGTTGCGGAGAGTCACACCGTTGTGCTGGCTGACCGGGAATGCAAGTTCCAAGTCCAGCGGCACCTCTTCCGGCTGATCTTCTGTCTCCTGCGATTCTGCATCCGGCTCATCCTCTATGGTATCATCCTCAGCCGTATTGTCCGGCTCCAATGCATCCTCGGCTCCTGCTTCCGCAGGTTCATCTTCTGCGGTATCTGCATCTTCGGATTCCTGCTCGTCCAGAACCTCCAGCTCTGCTTCGGGCATCTGCTCAGTTTCCGCTTCGGTCACAGGCTCCTCATCCATATCCGCTGTCAGCTCTGTGTCCTCCGGCTGGTCATCCGTACTCTCAATACTCTCGCCGCCGCGAATCAGTCCCTCATTCAGCAGGGTCGTCAGCAGCTCGGCATCTGCATTCTCCGGCTCGACCAGAAGGTTGCCATTCCGGTCGATGGTGTAGCTCCCGATGTCGTAAGAATACAGAGGTGCTTTGGTATAGTAAGGGTGGATGCCGGTCAGCTCCTCCATGCGTTTTGCGAGGGTCTTTCTCTCGGCTACGTTCAGTTTAAATTTCAACATAATTCATCGCTCCTTTTCGTTCATTTGTTTTTGTGCATCCCGATGTTCTTTTCGGTAGCACATATATCACTCTAAAACGGATGAATAGCAAGGCCATTTCCCGATATTCTTCATGTTCGACCATTTACACAAGGGACCGCAAAATCTGTTGTGTAAATAGGACCAATATGTAAGCCCACCATATCAACAGGTCGCTTTCTACCTAGTAATATAGCGGGCCAGTTTATTCTTCCAGACCTGCACACCACGCGATGCCGGCCAGAACAAAGAATGCGTTGGCTAAGCAAATGCCGTTGCCCCAGATACGGTACTCTGCCGAATCCGTATACGGGTCAGCCAGCCATTTCCGGATCTGCTTCTCCGTCTTCGGCTTCTTGGCATGGGTCACGATCTTACGGTGTGTTTCAAACACATCCGCCCAGAACGCCAGATCTTCCTCGGTTGGGTTTTCCGTTCCGAGATCTCTGCACCACCAGTCAGGGAATCCCTGCAGTCTGGCACACTCGGTCGGTGTCAAACGGCGGACGGTATAGGTCACAGGTGCGGGCTGTGCTTCCGGATTGTCGATGACCAGACGGTCATTGAAGGCATCCTGCCCGTTGAAGCCGCTGGGATGTGCCCCGGTTGCCACGGTTCCCATGACACCCTCGTTCAGATGCGGCACCGGTGCGATAGTGGTTGGGTCTTTGTAGTCCCGTGCCATCAGGGTCGGTGCGACTTCTTTTGCCACCTGCATATAGGAGCTGGTGGTCATGGCATACACATCCTCCGGTACGCAGACTGCATGGCGGTCAGTGGCATCCAGTGTAAAGCAGACATCCTCATTGACGCCATCCCCCTGCGGACCGTTCTCATCCTTGCGGCCGATCATGTTGCCCTGCAGGACGAAGGTCTGCTGCTTCATCCCCGGCTCTGCTGCCAGTGCCGCTGACTTCTCTCCCAGATCCCGGACTTCATCCCTCTGGTTCTGGGTAAAGGCGACCGGCTCTACCACACAGATGCCGCCCTGATTGCAGGTCGGGTCGCCACCACTGCGATCCAGTGTCCGGGAGGTCTCCGCTTCATAAAAACCGCTATGCGGATTGTCGGACATCATGGAATGACTGGCTTTGGAGCAGACACCATAGCATTTCGGAACGAACAGTGTCTGATCGTTGTTACAGCCGAGAGTGGCAGATTTTTCTTCCTGCCAGATGGCTCCCTTGCCGCCACCCTCGCAACCGGAACGGATCTTCAGCGTGACTGCCGGGGAGTTTTCAACTTCTTTCACCGGGCTTTCCACTGAATTTTCAACAGCGTCCATGACCATCGGGACATTACCGCCACCTGTACCGCACCGACTTGTCAGTGTCTGCACCTTACCATCCTCGGAAATCTTCACCCGACTGTCAGCAGGATGATTTTCCAGTGCGATGGCGGCAGGCACGACCCTAGCCCGGAGGGTTGGCGACCGTTCTTCCTCATACCCGATGCTTCTGGCATTTGCCGAATGCTCGGTACAGAAGCCGGCTGCTTCCAGAACACAAGGCTGATGCCCATGCTCCTGCGTCCGGAGGGTCCCGGTCACATCTTCGGAAACATCCATCTGTGTGCCGCCCTGGTCGTTCAGGACCACCACACTATTTCGGCCTGTAGACATCCCGCAGTTTTCACCGATGGTCGAGGATACATTTCCTGTCAGGCATCCGTTGTATCCGTCGAATCCACAGCAGCCTGTCTCTCCAATGCTGCCTTCAGCACCGGCGGCAGCTCTTTGCCACGCACGGAAGCCCTCCGCAGAATACCGAGACATGCCTTCGGACTCAAATAGTACCTTTGGGGCACTCTGGTCTGCAAAATCTGCGACAAGGTAGATGCGTTTTCTTCTTTGGGGAACGCCCCACCATTGTGCATCAAGAACTCGATACGCGACGCTCCATCCGTCTCCCACATAGTAATCGGCGTCGGGCCATCCTTTCTTCTCAGGCGCAGGCACCGTGGCGGCCGGTTCTTTAACACCGATGACGGCTTCGAGGACTGCTTTGAAGTCCTGTCCTTTGTTTGAGGAGAAGGCCCCTGGCACATTCTCCCAGACGATAAATCTTGGTTTTTCTCCATTGGTCTTACACCTCATTTCCTTCACGATTCGGATTGCTTCGTAAAACAGGCTGGACCGTGAACCATCCAGACCGTCCCTCTTACCGGCGATGGACATATCCTGACAGGGTGAACCAAAAGTGATGATGTCCACGGGCGGCAGGTCTGCACCGCTGATAGCAGACACATCACCGTAATGCTTCACCCACGGCAGACGCTTGGTCGTGACCCGGATGGCAAACGGCTCGATTTCACTGCTCCACAGCGAAGTGATCTGCCCGGTCAAAAGACCGCCCAAAGGAAAACCCCCGGAGCCATCGAAGAGGCTGCCGAGGGTCAAAGGCTTATTCTGTTCTGTGTTCATCCGCCATCCTCCTCTCCGAGCATCTGCTCCTTGGCTTTCTGGTAAAAATCTCTGGATACTTCAAATCCATAGCTGTTGCGCCCCAGCTCTCGTGCTGCACGAAGGGTCGAGCCGCTACCAGCGCACGGGTCAATGACCACATCGCCGGGGTCAGTGAAAGTCTCGATCAGGCGCTTCATCACGGAGATTGGTTTCTGGGAGGGATGGATCTTCGGATACTCCTTCCCATCTCTCTTCCAGTCAAACCAGTTGAAGATCATGTGGGACTTACCGTCCTCACCGAGATTGCGGAACTTCGGGAGCTTGCCCCGGTACAGCACCAGCGCGTACTCCGTTGCGCCCACGATCTTCATATTGGCTTTGAGCACCTGCGGACTGTAGTTCTTGCAGAACACCAGAGGGATATAATTCTTGAAGCCGTATTTCTCGGCTTCGGTGATTACTTTCGGGATCTGCTGGAACGCACAGAACACGATCATGCACGGCGCATCTTTTTCACCCGTGCCGGGTTCTTTCTTCAGCAGGCGGTTGCAGAAGTGGAAATACTCTGCGATATTGAAAGTGAAGTCGGTATTGAACGCTGCCTTCCTCGCCTTACTGCTCTCCCCATTTTTGTTGTCGCCATCTACATACCAGTCCGGCCGGCTGGCGTAGAAATCCGTACCGATGTTGTACGGAATGTCTGCAATCACCAGCTGCGCCTTGGGGATGTTGTAGGACTTGAAGTTCTGGAAGTTGTCATGGATGAGAACGCATTTCACATCAGGCATCGGCGTCCTCGCTTTCCGGCTCAAAGGTTGCTACTTCCTCGAACTTCAGCTTCTGACCATCCCGGATAACATACACATCATCGTAGTGACCCTCGCTGTGTTCGATGTACCGCTTCACGATAACATCCACGAACTTCGGGTCCAGCTCAATACCCCGGCACACACGGTCGGTTTTCTCACAGGCAATCAGCGTCGAGCCGCTGCCGAGGAACGGGTCGAGAACGATGCCGTTGGTCATGGTCGAGTTGCGGATGGGATAACTCATCAGGCCGATGGGCTTCATGGTCGGATGGTTCTTGTTGGACTTCGGCCGGTCATACTCCCAAATAGTCGTCTGCTTCCGGTCGGAATACCACTGGTGCTTGCCCTTCTGTTTCCAACCGTAGAGGCACGGCTCGTGCTGCCACTGGTAAGGACTGCGGCCCAGCACCAGAGCATTCTTCTTCCAGATACAGCACCCGGACAGGTAGAACCCTGCATCCTTGAATGCCTTTCGGAAGTTCAGCCCCTCGGTGTCTGCATGGAAAATGTAGATAGAGCCGTCATCGGCCAGATGCTCGTGCATCTGCTGAAACGCTGCCAGCAGGAACTGGTAGAATTCCGAATCGCCCATGTTGTCGTTCAGGATCTTGCCGGCCGTTTCTTCCACGTCTACATTGTAAGGCGGGTCCGAAAGCACAAGGTTGGCTTTGGTGTCATCCATCAAGGTGTCGTAGCATTCTGCTTTGGTGGAATCGCCGCACAGAACGCTGTGCTTTCCTAGATGCCAGAGGTCGCCCTCTTTGGAGAAGCATGGCTGCTTTAGCTCGGATTCCACATCGAAGTCATCTTCCTTGACTTCTTTGCTGTGTACCTTGTTGAACAGCGTCTCGATCTCAGGCGGGTCAAAGCCCGTCTTGCCAAGGTCGAAGTTGGAATCTTCGATATCTTTCAACAGGTCAGCCAGCAGGGAATCATCCCATGCACCCGTGATCTTATTGAGCGCAATGTTCAGGGCTTTCTCTCTGGTCTTGTCGATGTCCACCACCGCACAAGGCACTTCAGTGTAGCCCAGCTCCATCGCAACGGTCAGACGCTGGTGGCCGCCGATGATCGTCATATCGGCATTGACCACCAGCGGATCAGCGAACCCGAACTCCGTAATGGAGTTCTTGATTTTTTCGTACTCCTTGTCCCCCGGCTTCAGCTTTTTCCGGGGATTGTATGCGGCCGGCTTGAGTACGGAAACCGGCAGCATTTTCAGTTCAGCGGTTGCTTTCATGTAAGCTCCTCCTCGTTCAGATTCACACGCGCATGACCCCGGAGAATGGCACGAAAAAAGAGCCGAACAAAAAGCCCGACTCCATCTCATCGCCATCCTCCTGCGGCTGTTCGGTCATCTCGCACCATTCCGGGTTTTCCCCGTTTACAGATGCCAGCACCTTATCTTCCGCATCGTCAATCGCATGTACACAAATCCCACCGGTGTTGAACATCGGGAACACACCGATAATCTTACTCATCCTCGTCCACTCCCTTCACTCCGTATCGATAATCCCAATAGCAGTTCAGGCTGCAAAACTTCCGCTTCTGCTTTCCCTCAGCTACAGCATGGAATTGCCGACCACAGTTTTTACAGACCTCTATCCGGAAATGCTTATGCTGTCTGTAAAATTCATCCCGGCAGTCTTGGGAACAAAATCGTCTCAATCCGCTGTTCCCTCTCTGCACGAGGATGCGTCCGCACACCGGGCAGCGGCGTTCACCTGACCCATCCGGCGGCTGTAACTGACAGCTTCCCGTTTCCGGCAGCCCAAGTTCCCGGCAATAATCCGTGACCTGCTCCAAAGACAGCCCGGTATTTTCTGCGATCTCCGAACATTCAAATCCGGCAAGCCGCTGGCTTCGGACTTCTTCCCGCTCCGGACGGTACTCATAACCCTCAAACACACAGTCCAGCCGGACACCGTTCTTCACCACATCACGTTCCATGCTCAGTGGTTCTACCATCTGCATCGCCCTCCTTCCAACGACCTTTATTTGCACAGGCACGGCTGCAATATTTCCGTTCCAGACCATACTGGTGTCGGTAGGAGAACTCCCTGCCGCACACCGGACAGACCTTGGAACGTACCGTTTTCCAGTTCTCCGGTTTCGGGTGAGTGTTGTTCCACCGTGACCGGCATTCCGGAGAGCAGAACTTCCGTGGTCTGCCTTTGTGGTTTGGTACGATTGCCGTGCCGCACTGAGGACAGAACGAAAACGCCATGTTCTGAATCATCTCAGCTGTGAAATCTTCCATCCGCCCTCACCGCTCTCTCATTTTTCGCCGTTTTTTCGGCGTTTTCTTAGAAAAATCTCAAAATACATACGAAAAGCGGCGAAGTGGAAATCGGCACCGCCCCGCCAGGTCGGATTGTTGTTGCGGCGGCCGATTCGCACTCGCCCCTGCTCCTCCCGGAACAAGCTAAAATGTGCGAAAGCTCCCTGTTTACGAGAGTTTTCACACACTTTGGTTCATTTCGGGGAAAAAGGAAGGCACCTGAACCGAAGCTCCGATGCCTGTGCATTTTCCTGTTTCATTTTGCGCCGTTAATCCTCTGACCCCCGGCCTACTAATTTTGCGATTTTTCACACGAAAGCCATCGCCGGTCTCCGTGTGACTTCACCATAGAGAAGTGACCCCGGCCCCCGGTGGGCCCTGTCAGTAGGTGTAGGTCGGGTTGATGTCCTCGGTCAGTGTCTTGCGGTCATGACACTCTTTGCAGAGAGCCTGCCAGTTGCTCCGATCCCAGAACAATTTCTGGTCACCACGGTGTGGTTTGATGTGATCCACCACCGTTGCCCGGACGTACTTTCCTCGCTTGGCACACTCCACACACAGCGGATGAGCTTCGAGATACGATTTTCTCGCTTTCTGCCACCGCCTGTTATAACCTCGCCTGGCGGCGGGTCTTGTTGCTTCCGGATGGAGAGGCAGATGCTTCTCACAGTAGAGCCGGCCGGCTTCCACCAGTTCTGGGCAACCGGGATGGTGGCACGGTGTCTTTGGTCTGTACGGCATGGGTCAGTCCTCCCACGGAAGACCAGCCTTGCCGAAGTGACCGTAGGCACTGACCTTGTTGTAGTCCACGTCCAGCAATCCCAGCCGCTTGATGATACCCTGCGGAGTCAGGTCGTAGCTGTCTTTGACATAAGCCTGAATGAACTCCAAGTCCTCACGCTCCGTGCCGAAGCACTCGACCGACACACCCACCGGCTGAACCACACCAATGGCGTAGGCCAGCTGGACTTCGCACTTGTCAGCGTAGCCAGCCTGCACAATGTTCTTGGCAATCTTCCGTGCCAGGTATGCTGCGGAGCGGTCCACCTTGGTGGGGTCTTTACCGCTCAGAGCACCACCGCCCATGCGACCGATGCCGCCATAGGTGTCACACGCCAACTTCCGGCCGGTCACACCGCAGTCTGCGTAGCTACCACCCAGCACGAAACGGCCGGTCGGATTCACAAGCTTCGTGAAGTCACCGTTCAGACCATACTCGCAGGCGGCCAGCACCATCATAGATTCGATGATGTGGCGGAAGTCGCTGACCTCCACATCCGGGCTATGCTGCACGGAGCAGAGAAATGTGGTAATGCGACCAGTGTCGTAATCATAGCTGACCTGTGCCTTGGCATCTGCACGGAACATCTTAGTTGGATGATTCTTCAGCAGTTGCAGGAACTTGGTTGCTACCATGTATGGAATCGGCATCTGCTCTGCCGTTTCGTTTGTAGCGTAACCGTACATGATTCCCTGGTCACCGGCACCACCCTTATCCACGCCGAGTGCGATGTCCGGCGACTGTTTGTCCACCAAAACGCCGATGCGAATTCGGTCGCTAAAGTCGAAGCCTATCTTCTCCGCACCAATGTGAGTAATCACATTGTGTACGAGCTGATGGTAGTTCGGCTGATAGTCAGTCGTCATCTCGCCAGCAATAAAGAGCTGGTTCTTCTTCAGCAGGCATTCGATTGCGACACGCGCATTCTTGTCGTGCTTCAGAACATCCGTCACGATGGCGTCTGCAATCTGGTCACAGATTTTATCGGGATGGCCGTTGCTGACCTGTTCACAGGTGATGATCTTACTCATTGGTTTCGTCCTCCAATCCAAGCTGTACCTTTACAGCTCTTTCTATTTCACTTACCTGCACTTCATCCGTGCAGCTGCACAGTTTCCTGTGTAATCTCCACTTCGGAATTGCAGTGATCTGCTCTGCCAGAACAACAGAATCCTCGTCCAGCAGATCATGAATAATGCAGTGCGTCGGCAGTTCAATTCTCTTCATCTGACTAGTCAGCGGGATCACAGTGACCACATCAGAATTCTTATTTGCCATATCATTGCTGATGACCAGCACCGGACGACTGCCCTCCTGCACTGAGGTTCCAGTGTTCTCTCTCAAATGTGCGTACCAGATGTCCATCCGCTTTGGCGGCTGAATTCTGGTGACATCAGGAAGCGACTTCTTACGTATTTTTACAGGTCGGTTCTTTCTGCCCATCTTATCCTCCCCCTTCCGGGCATAAAAATAGCCCTGGGGGAATCAATCCTCCAAGGCTTCTGCTCTCCCGGATTTCCTCCGGGCCTATTTTCATGGTACTAGCATAGCACACTTTGTCCGCCATGTCGTCCACGATTTTACTCATTTGCTCCGGCCATTCTCGTCTGGCCTTTTTTCATGCTCCCATCATAACACACTCCTGCCATAAAGTCGTCCACGATTTTACTCATCACAAAAAATCCACAAAACGGCAAAAAAAATCGAGGCCCCTTTCGGAGCCCCGTGAATCAATCCTTGCCATAGAGCCGTGTGACCAACTTGTCCAGCGCACGGTTCTTTTTGTTATAAGCTGAGGAACGTTCAATACCGAAGTGGTCGCAGATCAGATTCACATCGCTGCTTTCCGTCTGATAGAAGCATTCCAGAACATACTTGTCATCTTCCGTCAGACCATCCCACGCTGGCTGAAACCAGTCCATGTACTCGACCGCCTGCCGATACCGTTCTTTCAGAATATCAATTTTCTCGATGCCATCCAGAATCCTCTCCTCTCCCGCCTGCGGATTGTGGGCGTGTGGCATGCCATCCATGTTCGGGCTTCCCACACCCACCATTCTGTCACTCTCAACCGTAATCTCATCTTTTGTATTGCGGATAATGAACTGCATATTATCGTAATCACCGATAGCCTTAATTGCTGCCGCTCTCTTATCTAGGTACTTCCACATAATGCTCATCTTGCATACCTCCGAATTTTTATTCCACTCGGATTGGCATGTTTTGTCTTTGTTTGTCATCGTTTCCCGTTTTATGCTGCTTCAACTTCTTTTCTGATACGGGCCATCAGATACTCACCGTCAACATCCGTCAACACTCCAAACCATGCCGATCGGAAAAAGTTCTCCAAACGGTCCACTGTGTGTTTTGTCTCTTGACCGTCGGGATGCCGCATCTGTCTGCGGAGTGCGACCCGGTAGTCCTCTGCTGCCGAAATAATAATCGCATTAGCCAGATTCTCATACGGTTCAAATTCACTTGCCATCTTTTTATCCTCCTAAGTTAGCTTTTACTGCATCGATCAGCTCCTCCTGTGTCGCATCCTTACCTTTGAGCACCCGGAGAATCCTCTCATCTATAGTGCCAGATGTGATGATATGATTTATAACCACCGTCTGAGAATTTTGTCCCTGCCGCCACAATCTTCCGTTGGTCTGCTGGTAAAGTTCCAGCGACCATGTGATTCCAAACCAGATGATACAGTTGCCGCCGCTCTGAAGATTCAGCCCATGACCGGCAGAAGCCGGGTGGATCAGACCGACCGGAAGCTGACCGGCATTCCACCGCTTAATGCTCTCGCCGCTGTCGATCTTGTCATACTCGATCTTCTTCTCATCCAGTCTTTTCCTGATCCGTTCCAGATCATGCTGGTACCAGTACGCTACCAGAACCGGTTTTCCATTGGCGGCCTCAATCAGGTCTTCCAGGGCATCCAGCTTTTTATCATGGAACTGCATCACCTTTTTGTCATCGGTGTAGATTGCACCATTCGCCAGCTGGGATAGTTTTCCGCAGAGAGCAGCTGCATTTGCTGCTGTGATCTCGTTTTCTTCCCCCATGTTCAGCACCAATTCTTTTTTCAGCTCATCATATTTTTTCTTTTCCTTTTCATCCATCGTGACCATACACTCGGTCACGACCTTTTCCGGCATCTGTAAGTAATCCGTAGACTTCATGGAAATGGTCATGTCAGAAATCTTTTTATAGATTTCCTCCTCAGCAAACGGGAGCGGCTTGTAGGAGTAGACCACTGCTCCGTTCATCTTGTCCGGCTTGAAGTAATCAGCCCGGTACCTCGTAATGAACCTTCCCAGCCGCTTTCCCTTATCCAGCAGCTTATACTCAGCAAAGAGATCCATTAAGCCGTTGGATGCAGGTGTGCCTGTCAGACCTACCGTTCTTTTTATCTTCGGTCTTAATTTCATCAACCCCTTGAACCTCTTACTGTCTGAATTCTTAAAAGAACTCAGCTCATCCACCACGAGCATGTCAAAATCCAGAACGGCTCCGCTTTTTTCTACCAGCCATTCCACATTCTCACGATTTATCACATACACATCCGCGCTTCGCATAAGTGCGACCTTTCTCTCCTGTTCACTACCTACCACCACGCTTACCCTCAAATCCGACAAATGCTCCCATTTTCCGACTTCCGCGATCCACTGATCTCTCGCCACTCTAAGCGGTGCCACCACCAGCACCTTTCTCACCAGAAAGAAGTCATAGACCAGATCAAAGATTGCAGTCAGTGCGATCGCTGTTTTGCCCAGTCCCATATCCAACAATACAGCTGCCTCTTCATGGGTCTCTATGAAATCCACACAGTACCTCTGGTACTCGTGCATATTCTCCCTCTTTAACTTTTCCAATCTTCTATCTCCCTCATTAATTCCTGAATTCCCTGTTCGCTGTCCACGACCCGGACATGAAACCCCAATTCCCTTATTTTTCGCATCTGTACCTCCTGCAGCTTCCTTGGCTTCTCGCCCTCTTTCTTCAGTTCCACGAAAATTACTAGACCACCGGGAAGTAAAAGCAGCCGATCTGGCACACCAGATACGGAAGACAAAAACTTAAAGCACCTGCCACCCCTCTTTTCTACCTCGCTCCTTAATTTCTGCTCTACGTCTCTCTCCCTCATATTCTTAATCTCCTCTATACCCCAAAACCCGCCCTGCGCGGCACCGCGCCATCCTTCTTGTTTCGTTTTTCCTTATCTGTTGTCTTTTTTCGGCTTCTGTTCCCCTTTGCCATTTTCCCGTTTTTCCTTGTATTTACGCTATTTTTTAGGGTTGATATAAAGTAAAAAGGAACAGGTTCACAACAAGCACGCTTTTTTCTCTATATAGCTATTTCCCCTATATGCGTATTACACACTCTTCTGTTTTTTCTTTTTACCAAAAGACTCTATATAGAAAAAGTTGGTCTTGTCCCATATAGTTGACACCTTTTGAACTTAGCTACCGCCCACCCCGCCCTCTCCGCTATACGTTTTTCTTTTGCGTTTTGCTTGTTCTCCTGTTCCCTTGTTACCTGTTTTCTTTTACCGCTTTCCTGTCACTTGTTCCCTGTTCCCTTGATTTTTCTTACTTTTCCTGTTCCTCTGTTCTGACGTACACTCTCTGCTTTCCGTAGATTCCCTTTTTCCTACAGTCTTTCGATCTCTCCCAGCCCGGAATCTGCGTCATGAGCGCGGCGATAGAATAAGAATCCGCAGGTTTCATATCAGACGGCGAGCGTCCGAAGCACTCGCGCCAGATCTCCACATTGCTGACATACTCCCTCTTCACCGTTCCCTTTTCTACCGTCGGCCCATCCTTCTCGTTGATATAGCTTCTTCTCGCATAGAGGTCCATCTTCTCCCAGCGTTCCGGCAGAAGCATATTCAGGTAATCTTCGACAATTCCCTGACGCTCATCCAGCTCCATCGCCTTCTTCTGTTCCATTTCTGCACTCTCCAGCAGCTCACCCTCTAAATACAATTTCTCCCCTTCTTCATAATACTTCTTGGCTTCCGCCCAGATCTGGTCTTTCTCCTCCTGTGTAAAGTGCCACTTACGCTTCTGCTCTGTCTGCTTCAGCTTAACGACCCAGAAGCGGCGGTTGCCGGTGATATCACGCAGGTATCCCCTCTCACCGTTGACACTGGCAATCACTACGCACTGCCGCGGGTGGGATTCCACGGTGCGTCCGTAAGAAGGACGATACTTATCATCGGTGGTCGTAATGAAGGCCTTCACCTTTTCGATGTCCGCCTTCTTCATACCGGCGAGCTCCGGAATCTCAACGATCCAGAATCCCTGCAGTTTCTCTGCGGCAGCCTTATCGTTCATGTCCGTCAGACTCAGGTTGTCGGCATAGTATTCCTCTCCACACAGATCCTTTAAGAACGTACTTTTTCCTATACCCTGCTTACCATCTAATACCGGAACAGAGTCAAACTTCGTGCCGGGATGGTAGATACGGGTGACTGCTGCCACCAGCATCTTCCGGGTCACCGCACGGACATACAGAGTATCGTCCGCATCAAAATAATCAATCAACAGGGTATCCACCCGTTCCTTACCGTCCCAAGACGGCAGGCCGTCCAAATAATCCCTGACTGGGTGGAAACTGCGGTCGTCCGCCACTTTCAGAAAGCTCACATCGTGATTGCGGGTAGAGAATGAGGTATAGCGGGTATCAAGGATGGCTTTCAGCTGTGCGGTATCTGCATCGCGCCAGAACTTGTTATCGTCCGGGCGGTTCCACGGAACTTCTCCTGTGATCTGGATGCGGTTTGCCATCTCGTTAAACGCAAAATTCTGGAAGTCCGGGTCATTATTAAGGATCAGCACCTCGTTAAAGACACTGTTCTCCAGTACCTTGCTTCTGGGCATATACCTTAACTTCTCTCTCCAGTCCTCACCGTCATCGAAGTCCATATCGGCTTCCGCTTTCTTCTCCTCTGCCGCCAGCACCCTGACCTTATCCAGACTCATCGCAAAATCACACATTGCCTGGAAGCTCTTTTTCTCATCTTCATCCCCAAACTTGTGTACCCGCACAAGGTCAAAGGAATTCAGAGAACGGCCACAGGCGGGGTCAGATGCATGGAAGGAGTGCGCGAACTTCTCTTCAAAAATCTGCACGCCGGCAGAGGAATCCGCCGGGATATAGGAATAGCGGCCAGGAATGTTGGCAGACGGCTCATAGACATTGGAAAGGAAGGTGTCGATGGCTTCACGGATCGGATAGGCGCGGCAGAACAGTCCAACCACGCCGCCTTTTGCCTCCGGGTCCTCCATCTTCTTGCCGCTGTTTTCCTTTACCTCGCTCTCTCTACTGCTGGTCGGAAGCAGAGAACAGTCCTGCCAGTTAGGGTGCAAAGAAAGAAAAACATCCGGGTCAAGCCATTCGCCCTCCACCTTTTCACAGACATACTCTCCATTCGATGGCGTAGTCGGCCAGTACATCAGCTGATGCGGGCGATACGAGCATTCATCAAACTGGTCGATGCCCCATTCGGCTGCGAAGTACCGGGCAATGGCCTGGTATTCATCCGGGGTCACATCACGGGTCAGCGGGATGATGATGCGGAAACGAGGTGCTTCCGGGGTGTGTCCGTGGGTGGTATAGAGGACAGAGGTATACGAGGCCAGCATCTCATAGCTTTCGATGAAGCCTTTTTCACCCTTATCCACATCCATCGTCAGCATAGAACGACTGACCACATTTTCTCTCTTTCTTCTGCCGCCCTTCAGCTGACCACCGACAAAGCCGCCCTTATCCTTGGCAGCTTCACGCTCGGCGCGCTTCATCTTCTGGTATTCCTCGACTGTCTCCGTGGTTCTTATCGTATTTTCCAGCCGGCCGCACAGCTCCCCAAAGGTGATCGTCTTATTCGACCATTTCTTCGCCATGCAGCTGTTGCCGTAGGCAATATTCAAGTCTCTCATCGCTTTCCTCCTACACTTCTTGCTTCTCTTTCCATTTCCTTACTCACGCTCCATAACCGGCAAAATCCCGTCTGCCTTCAGAAGTTCATAAATAAACAGCCGGCCTTTCTGCGTCCAGAGCGTATGCATGGCTGTATGGTTATCCTCGTCATAGAGGTAAGTCTTGCTCTGGGTGTAGCCCTGCTCGGCATACTTCTGATACAAAAACCATGTCCTGCCCTGCTTAAACTGGATCTTCTTTTCCTTCAGGATCTTATTGAGCTTTTTCGCCGACATCCCGAAGTCCTTTGCGATCTGGGTAATGGTTACAAGATCCGGGCAGGCAAGGACAATATCGTAATAGGAAACTTTCGGCTGCATCTCGGCGATCTGCTGTGCCTTGACTGCATTCTCCAGTTCCAGACGTTTCTTCTCTTCGCGCTCCTTCTTCAGCTCTGTCAGCGCCTTAATCAGCAAATCCGGATTTTCCAACACATCATCAATGGCATACAGACCATGCTTGCGGATGGACGGCAGTACGTCATGCGTGACCCAACGCTTGAATTCCTTTGCCTGCGGTTTACGGCTCGTGAGGATCAGAGAATAAAGCCCGGCTTCGTTCACTACCACCATCTGCTGATTTCCACCAAGGGTCTCAATACTACTTAGACCCTTTTCGTCATCATCCAAACGCCCCACTGCCATTGTGGGGTTGATGATATCCAGCACCCGACACACATCCGCTGCAACAAACCATACGGCTTCGTCCTTATAATCCGTCCTAACCTGCTGACCCTGATAATCAAAAACTTCTAACAT